CTATTGCTGCGCAGAAGAACCCGCTCATCAATGGCCTGGTGCTATATGTAGCAACAGAGCCTAAGATCGACCCATCGCTATTCAGTGCCCTGGGAGTCGATATGACCAAAATCATCTTTGCTCGTACGCGGGATAAAGACAACGTCCTCGATGGCAACAAGGCCATCAACATGATACGCGAGGCTATAGGTGAAGTGGAACTGATTGTTCTAGACAGCGTGGCTGGTCTTGCACCAGGCGTTATGTATGACATGCAGTCTGAGGACATAGCGTTTGCACAGATCGCCAAGCTACTTGCGTATCAGCTGCCTATCATCGCCAACAAGCTATGTGCTACAGATACAGCACTCATCCTCCTGAACCAGGAACGTATGAGTATGTCTAAGTGGGGCAAGGAAACCAAGCCATTCGCAGGCAAGGCCCTAGCACACTGGGTGTCTATGAGAGCATGGATGAGATCTGGTGGATGGGTAAAGCGCGGGAAAGAAACTGTAGGATTTACACCAAAGCTTACTGTGGAGAAGAACGATTTTGCTCCTCCGAGGAGAGAGATTCAGTGGGACTTCTTCTTTGACTCAGGACCAGACATGACAAGCATTGCTCTAGAGTTTGCTAAGGATCAGGGGCTTGTATCATTCAGGGGTGGTATCAAGATGGGTGAGGTTAGCTTCAATCACCCGGGAGAGAGAACCATCGAAGATGCTAAGATACGACTACGATCAGAACCTGAGTTAGCAGAGCTTCTATTCAACGCGATAGCGGAGTTATGAAATGGATACACTAAAACTCAAGGAAATCAGAGAGAGTATAGATGTTAGTCTTGAGCTACATTGTTTAGCTAACGTTGAGAGAGGCGGCAAAATAAACGAGGTTGCCATCGAAATCATCGGTATTCCACACAATCGTTGTGGACCAGGTCCTGGACAGACCATGCTTGCTCATATCGGTCTGGATGCCTATGGTGCTTTTTCACTACTTACCTATCTAAAGGTATGTCTGCTACGAATGGATGAACCGAGTGCCAAGTCTATTGAAGAGTGTCACAAAATGGACTGGGCAAAGATGTTGCTAGAGAACAATGAGGGCTTTGGATGATCAAAGACATAGCTGTATGGAAGCGGATAGTACACAAGGGTTGGTGGAAGAACCGTACTGAGGCCAGACATGAGTATCACGCACAAGTCAGTTGGCTGTTTCGCACAGTAACTCACTTACTATTCGGTGATACATGGACAAAGGTGTAGTAGAAAAGGCGGGGGAAGAACAGGATAACCAAGGAGAAAGCGATGACAGAAGACGAAGGGAAGTACGAGAAGATTTCGGACGAAATTGTGGAGCAAGTATTGAAGAACTTTGACTTTGATAAGGTTAAGCAAATTATGGATCTCTTCAACTGGGAATGGCGCAGTACTGGCGTCCCAACAGTTACTCAGATCTTCTTCACGGCACGAATGCTACTGATGAAAGTTGCATCGGGCGAGTGCTGGGCAACTGGTACGGGTGGTCTCTACGTGAGCAGGGACGGAGAAGAACTGACCCTGTGCTTCCAAGCAGTAAGCTCGATGGTTTTACTTGATGAGATTGACCAAGGAGGTAGTAAATGACTGAGTGCATAGTCCGTAAGGTTGACCCGAATGTAGTGTATGCTATATCAATAGCCCCCATTTTCCAATCTGAGACAGAGATAGATGCTGTACTTGTCACCGTGACAAGAGGGCCAGCAGAAGGAGCTGAGGCTACAGATGAAAACTCAGAACAAGAGATTTCTTTTGAGCTTCAGACAATAGGCATGCGTGTCATTGCCAGCTATCTAGAAGCTCTGATACCAGCTGTGCAAAGATACGAGAACACATACTAGCAAGGGTTGAGTAGATAGCGGGGGAGTTGTTCTTCCCCCGCCACTTCTGTTCTAGAAGGCTGAGCGTGGGTTACCATCAGCATCATAGATACCGCTGCCAAGCCAGCTACCATCACTCACATCCTCGTCAGTGAAAGTCCAGCTACAGACCTCGATACCATCATTGTAATACATCCAGGAGTGCATAGCCCAGTAGTACTCACTCCAGGAGTCTATGTTATAGAGCTGTATGTGGTTTTCATCCATTACCCATCCATCCACAACAGGGAAGGTGATCTGGTCCATGTGTTGTGGTGAGTAGACCCCACCCTCTGTTGAGATAGTTGCGGGCTTGGTGCCGAAGAGTTCCTCTACCATGATCTGTGCTACTTCATAGTACCGTAGACAGAAGTCATTGATATAGTCACCATTTAGTGGGTCATGATTAAACGGTAGATTGAACGGGCTGACATGCACAGCAAGCCATACCTGATCGTCTTCTAGATATCCTACCATTTCGTCGTAGTGATATTCGTTGAGCCATTTCAGTAGGGCGAGCAGGGTGTTTGGCCCGGATAGATGATAGTTAGTTCCTCCTCGTTCGGTGGGAGCCATAGCTGGAAGTGCTGCGCTACCTCCCCACTCGATAATTTGACGTGCGTCTTCAAGCCAGCTTCTTCCTAGTGCAGCGATATGATCTGGATTACGCCAGCTGAAGTCAGGCCATTCGATGTTGGGTTCGTTGAGTATCTCGAATCTCCATACACCTCTTTCGATCATCTCCTTTGCATGCTCTAGGGTACGACATATATCGTAGGGGTTCCTGTCAAACATACGGACGATGGGAATGATCCCGTTTGTGATAAGTTTCTCGACCCATCCTACCATAGTAGGTGTACCATTATGGAGGATCTTGCACATAGTGAAGCCCTGGTCTAGTAGATGTTCTATCTGACGGTCAGGGTTAGATGGTGGAGTATAGATTGGTGCTCCATGTACGGCAAGGAGTAGGGCCTTAGATGGATAGAGGAATTCCAGGAATTCCTGCTTCCATCCAGCCATTTCCCAACCAGGGCATACTGTTACATATCCAGGTCTGTTGTAGTCCATATGTCCCTTGACCTCGGAGATGTTGTATACATCCTGCGCCCACTTACACACACGGACCAAGCTAGCCATCATCTCATCACTAGGTACAGAGATAGAGTAGTTACCATTGAGTACTACTGCTATATGGTTGTTCCTCAAAAGGTCGTCGTCCCATGTGAAGTCATGCCAGAGACGATAGGATAGGGGTGCCACTAGCTTAACGGTCCCGTCTGGTTCTATCCATAGATGATAATGGATCGACTCAGTACCACCATCTCTATTGATATGGTTCTGCGCAGCAGCCTCTGGAGTCCAGACCCCGGCTGTGTGATGAATTGTGAGACCAGTAATTCCGCCCTCGTCCTTCACCCAACCCTGCCCCAATGTATCATTAAGGAAGTTGTCATAGTCCTTACGTTGGGGAAGGGTGGTGGACAGATCTATGTCCCATATTGTAGGGATTGTGTCGGGCTTGAATACAACGCTGATGCGTGGGTCTATGTTAGCGGCCCATTCTCGCCATCGTGTGTAATCTTCTACCTTACGGTACCAGACAGCCATGGTGACGCTCTTACCGGCGTCTAGTAGCTCCCTAGACCATGACACAGCGTCTGTAGCTGCAGGGCCAACGGTCTGTTGGTCTTGTGCACACAGCAGGTAGATTTCCTCGCGAAGTTCGAGAGGAATATCAGACTCTACTACATTGTAGTACTTGTCGTATGGGGCTACAGGTAGCTCGTTAGTAGGAGGAGGTTCAACGGGTGCTGTGGGTAGCGCGTTCTCTCGATTGCGCACCGCAAGTATCATGTCTCCTAACTCGCTCCAGATTGTACGCATATCGTAGCGGTCCCAGCCCTCACCCATCGAGAAGCCAGACAGTCCAAGACAATAGTATAACTCAGACATCGCCTCGTCTGCTACTGCAAACTCAGCAATCAGGCTATCAACAGTAGGATAGTTGGGGTGATCCCAGATACCGCCGCTGCCGTACTCATCAACTGAGTATTCTGTGCAAATGTAAGGTACAACACAGTTGCCAGGGATTAGGATCTCGTCGTATAGCTGAACCGGGCGTAGCATATGAGATACCCACTCACTAGGATACATACTCTGGCAGTAGGCATGTAGGGCTAGAATGTGACCACCGGCCATAGCTAGTTGGAAGAAGTCGGTGTAGTCCCAGATGTCCCACCAGTCTGACATCTCAGGAACACCAGTGGAGTAGCCCATCAATGCCAGCTTGATACCCCAGGCATCAGCGATACGCATACACTCGCTAGCAAAGATAGCCATCTGGATGTGTGACGGCGGGTCTTGCTCGTTCCACAAAATCCAGTACTCAACCACATCCATATACTCGTCAATAACCGGCTTGAGACTATTCATATAGTCCAATGCACTAGACGAGAAGTCTGGACCCTCGATGTTAATGTTGGGGTCAGTACCATGCATGAGGCGTACAACGAACTTAGTCTCAGGCGATATAGCCTTGAGATTACGCACTGCCAGCATATCTTTCGGGAATGGTGCAATCACAGTACAGTAGGGTAGAACATAGTCATTGCTTACGAGCTTGGTTAGCAGATCATATCCACCACCTTCTCCAACACAATGAGGATGCCACTTACTGCCCTTTGTGACTATAGGATATCCATAGTCAGTAGGAGGTTCGGGTAAGGGCTTGTCTTCTATCTTGACGAGGGAGAAATCCGTCATATACCTGTCATTATGCAGCGTCATGTATCTGTTCTCGGCCCAGGTAAAGACAGTGATGTTGTCAGCCTTAGCTGTTACTTCTATCTCTATGGGGAAGTACTCATTGTAGATGGCCCATGCTGGACTCCATACTACATCGTCACCAAACGGACTATCGCCACCAGTGGGATCGATACCCACCATGAACTTGATAGACTGTAGAGCATCGGTGTCTTGTTGATCACCACCTTCGATCTCGTCCCATAGCATTGCGAATGGAGCCGTGCCAGTAACCCAGGAAGATGCAGGATCGTTGGTATTAGAGTTCCAGGCGTGGAAGTATCCCTTGAACTTATAGCGGGCACCATTCTGCGCAGACACAGTTTGAGAGATGCCACCCTTAGATGTCTTGAACGTATTGAAGAAGGCTAGGCCACGAGCATCATTATGCCACCGCTCAGGATAGATCTGCTCTATGACATCACCTTCGCTATCAAACAAAGCTTCTGTGAGCTTGATCTCAGGTACGACCCATCCGTTAGGATTACCCAGATCCCACTCATGCACAGCTTCCTGCTCATGCACACACCATAACCTCCAACCTTCAGGCCTCGTCAAGTTCGTATAATAAGGAGTATCGTAGTACGGATTACCAGCTGGATCAGAGGGTGTCCAACAACGTATTTCGCTGTCTCCAGAATCTCTAAACAGCAGGGGGTTCAGCAACATCGGTGTCCTCCATGTAGAACATAAAGCTCAAACTGGACAACAGTCCTGGTGGAACAACACACTTCGACAACTTATAGACCTCGATGGGATAGAACTCGATCTCTACCTCAGTCTTGCTAAGAGCAACAAACTCCTCTACCTTGTTAAGATCATTGAGAGTCATGACACCTTTGTCACCAGCGTTCTCACGTACGATAGCAGCTCGCTTCTCGAAGTAGTTCTTGTAGACAGGGCCAATGAAACGCGTGTTCTCAGAGATCAAGAAAGCTGTGGTGAAAGGCATTTCAAGGTTCGACAATCCATCTAGAGAAACCGACGCATCACCAATATCTTCCAACGACAACGTAACCTTCTTCTTCGTAGCCATACTCCTCCTAGTTACTGCAACAGATGTTCTACTAGGGCCATGACTGCCCCGATGACAGAATAGCCCAGTAGAGATGTACCAACATACACGAATAGAGCGGCTAACTCCTTCTGGCTCAGTTCCTCTATCCATTCCTCCATAGTAACTTCATCGTACCACTTCATATCACAGCCTCCCTTATGCGATTGACCTGTAAGCAATTATTGAAACTGTGCCATCTGACCATTTGGCACATAATGCATCATTGAATGTAGTAGTAGTACTTTCATACCAATCCGTTCTGTGCAGCTATTGTGTACCAACTACCATCAATTTCTACAGCAATCTTTCTATCAGGCGTGATTGTTCCTGTGTTAACCCCACCAAGATCCCAGTCGTGATCCGCCGCAGTTCTTACTGTTGAGGCAAAGTCTCCAACTCCATCACTGTCAACCGTAAAGGCTACGGCTGTGGCAGAGTCTAGGATTTCGAATGACTTAGCACCAGCCGCATCACCGAGAATGTGTTGTGCTTCACCTCCGGTTAGCGTGAACACATTGCGCGTCCCATCCGCGATAATGAAGGTAGTACACCCTTCGGCGTTGATTGTGCCATCTGAGGCTATATTTAGCCTTATGTCTGCGCCAGCATCAATAGCCGAAAGAATAAGAATTGACTCTGCTCCAACGTCACATTCCTTCGATATGACCCACAGATAGGACTTGTTTGCAAACCCAACGTCACTATAGATAGATGCGCAGATTTCTCCGTCGTAGTCTGTTTCATACCATCTAATTCTGTTAACTGTGTCTGGACCTTCGAGTAATGCTAAGCCACCTTCGCTTAATCTAACTTTCCCGGCACCAGCATAAGCCATTCCATCACTGGATTGTAGATAGAACTGCTTAGTTCCTGCGCTATCATATCCAGCAATTTCATCAGACGTAATGTCGATTCTCTGACCAGTGTATGAAGAAGCTATCCTGAACTTGCCATCCATGATATAAATACCGGGGGTATCAGATGCTCCCATATCCGTCATAGGAACACCGGATTGATAGATAGCTGCGGCCTCAGCAGTAGAGAGCACAGAACTAAACGTAGCGAACTCGCCAATCGCCCCGCCTAAGCGTTTCGTAACATGTCCTAGATACCCAGTCACATTTGCGATAGTTGGAGCGGTATAGCTGGTATCCGTATCCTCCAGCACCCCATCAAGGTATAGTTTCACCTCTCCGGCGCCAGCATCAGTGATCGTGACAAGTGCTTGATGCCAGTCTCCGGCTTTGCTACCAGTTAAGGATGCGGACAGAGAGAGTTGTGATGCGCTGCCAGCGTAACATGTGACACCAACAGTTGATAGATCGCTGCCCATACCAATATAAAACGACTCTGTATTCCATGCGTCGTAATGTCGGTATAATCCTCGCGTTGCGGAGAGATTTGCTGTTCCGGCGTCGTGAGGCATCTGGAACCATATTGCTATACTTCCTAAGCTGTAGTCAATGACTTCGTTTCCGTGTATAGTAACGTCATTGACACTTCGTGTGCTGGTACTAGCATCTGCCGTACCGCTCCAAGCGCACCAGGCAAACGACCCTACACAGAGAGTCGTAGGATAGGCTTTCTGCTCCAACTGAATCGCGTCTATCTCAAAGTATTCTCCATTTGTAGGCGATCCACTACAAAAGAACAGCATTCGAAGAGTCGTTTGTGTAGGTGTGCCAATTACTGTAATCTCTTTCCAACCAGTCCCCGCCGCTATCGCGTTCGAGGTATTTAAGAGAGCACCGAAGCCAGCTCCGTCATACATACGAACGTACACATCGCTTCCGTCCCAGGCAGAATCCACCTTTATCCTAGCTTGGAAGGTGTAAGGTACAGCAGCCGTTACGGTAAAGTCTTCAAGAGCGCCCGCATTAGCATCACCACCACCAGCCGTTACACGAAGACAATCGTCGCCCACGAATCCACCAGATGTCTGATGGGCTACCGTATCACCCCAAGAACTATTCCATCCACCAGTATTCGCTGCTCCGAAGATGGGATTGTCTTCTAGGTTAGTTGTAGCCTCCTCCACCATCAATGCCTGTGTTCCAGGCCATCTGCCATTAACAGTATGGAATGCACCAGTAATTGTAGCCTCTTGTCCCCGAAGGGATTCCCATATTGTATCAGACAGAGGACAACTAGGACCAAGTAATAGCAAGCCATCAGCGTTGGTGAAGTACTGCTGACCGAACTCAGAGGAGATAGCTAGGTTAGATAACCAGGCACCATCACCGTCTACACGGAAGCGTACATCATCATCGCCATCATAGATGCCTAGAGCAGCTCCGTCCCACTGCATACGGATTCCTGCTGGATCACCAACGCGCCACTTGTAGCTGCCTCCATGCAGGCCTGCCCATACACCAGTGACGGTATCGAAGTCTGTGGGTACGGTAGCTCCAAGAGCATAGCTTGGTACAGTAGGATCAATCTTGAAAACTGTATTTGCTCCGTCGTGTATCGATAAGGCAACATTGTGGATCTCAACGTTTACATCGCTGATGAGTACGTAGCTATCAGCTACCGCAACGCCATCGCCAGCGTATAGACCGTACTCTGTTACGGCAGTGACACCAGTAAGGTTACCCAGTCGTGCTCGAACACTCTCTCCTGTAGCAGGATGCGTTTCCCATGTAACAATCTGTGAATATGGGCTATTGACTCCATACAGACCATCAATAGCATTGACCTCGTAATAGCCATTGCCTGTGGTGCCATAGTCTAGCACTAGTGCATCCGCGCTTACGGTAGCAGCACCAGCCATTGCTCCAGCATTAGGTGCTGCGGAGCGTGTGAAGGTCCACGATTGCTCGTTGTCTGCTAGGTTACTGTAGGATGTAACAACACCCCAGCACTCTGTAATAGATAGGGTACCTGCTGCACGGCTGAATGAGCGCAGACAGACGATGTCACCAGTCTCGAACACGGCCATATTCTCAGCAGACGGTAGGTCCCACACGTACAATGTAGTAGTTGCTTCTGCTGCAGGAGCTGTGAAGTCGCGGCTCAGTATTGCCACGCTCTTAGATATGATCTGACCGCCAGCTAGTGCCTGCTCCAGATCTGCAATGAACACTTTGGCGTGCAGCTCGTCCGTGAACACATAGCGGAAATCAGCAGACCCTGCGTAGCTGACACCCCACCCGGTTGTCTGACTAGCATAGTTATCTGACTGTATCTGCGCAGAAGCCATAAGACGTACCTGCGCACCTGTGGGAGATAGTGACAGATCGCCAGCTGGAGCAAGAGTCATATCATCTGCGGTTGTAGTAATTGACTGCGCACCCACAAAGACAATATCACCGTCTACACGAATTTCTTGTCCTGTCGGAGCAGTACCAATGCCTATACCTTCTAGTTCTAGTCGCCCACTTACATCCGAGGCCAGTACAGAAGCTGCTGCTCCTGGGTTGCTGGACGTTGTAATTGCATGCGAATGTGTAGAGCGGGCAAAGTTGCTACCGGCACCCTCAGCATTAGTACTTGAGACACTCAGGTTAACTGCCGGAGCTGCCGCCGCAATCGCATGTTGGTGATCACTGCGTGCTGGGTTCTCGGAAGCTCCAGCGTCAGCAGCATCGTCCGGCCCAATGGTACCAATGACGGGTGTACCCCAAGTCAATGCTATGTCGTCCGCATTGGCAGTAATTCCGCTACCTCCAACAACATTGAACGTACGACTGGCAGCAATGGTACCACCACCAGTTAGTCCAGCTCCTGCGGTAAGAGTAACTGCAGAGTGATCAATATGCTCGTTTGCCACAAAGTTAGTCAGGCTATCATGGTCAACAGTGTCAGATCCCCCAACCTCGTGCGCTGATGCATGTGCCTTGGGATCATGTAACTCGGCACCCGAAAGGCCCGCGTGCCAGGAAATCTCGTCTGTGTGATAGCTCATTGCGTGAGGTGCAAGAGTACCACCACTACCGCTGCCTTCGTTACGGTACGAGGTAGTTGCACCACCTATGAGAGCTACTGGTCTCTCGTCAATGTACTCTAGTAGTACCTCTCTGCCAATCTCTAGTGTGGACCAATCACCAATTACAGGAACGCGCTTGATAACCGAGCTTCCATCACAGGTAACGGAACACCATCTTCCTGACACAGAGACAATGGTTGCTTTCCTAATCATAGAGCTTCCTCAATGACGCAGTTGCTTCTAGTGTTGCCCCCGAGAATGTGGTGCTGATACCATCAACTACATACTCCTCGTCAATCAGTTCCTCGTCAATGGTGGTAAGTGTAATAGTCAACTTGTCCTCCACTTCATATTCTAGCTGAGACCCAAGGACTGGCCTGTTGCTTTCGGAGTAGCTTAGGGCATCTAGCACAATGCGTTGTGCCTCAGTGTAGGCTGCTTCTTCATCTAGGCTTTCTGCGCGTGCGGTATGAAATAGTATACCGAACTGGGCGGCACGAGTATGGTCTATGTACTCACCAATCTCTGCGCCTACGGTACGAATGTGTGTTGGAATACGATCTGTTGAGTCATCTGAGTCACCAAAGATCACATCTGGTATTGTACCAAGATCGTCCCTGTCTGTAAAGGACGAGATATGAAGTCCACCAGTAGTGGTCGGTAGTAGTTTAATGCGTGCATCGCGAATAGCTCTGTTCATCACACCAGAGGCTTGCATACCCTGATCGGCAATGATACCATCCGCAATGCTATAGAGTTCCTTCTGCTTCACAGTAAGGTCCTCTGCATAGTTGATACCGAAGTATCCCAGGTCTTCTGTAGTAGAAGAGTAGTTGTCTGCAGTAAGCCCGAACATGCTGTAGTATGCACACGATGCCAAGAGCTTCTCCTCTAGCCACAAGGAGACATAGCGTCCTGTCTTAGTTACTGTCAGCTTCTGGCCACCCGTTGTATTGATCTCGATCTCAAAGAGCTTAGTCCAGGATGCTGTATCACCAGTGTGGTAGAAGCCTATGGTTGTGGTGGCACCGAATGTAATTGCAACCTTTAGACCGCTGTTTGATGCGTCAGTGACCTTTGTCGACATACCGAGATATAGATCCATCGTACCTGTGAAGTCTGTACCATCTTCTATTTGTAGGAAGAATGAGTGTAGTTGGTCATCCAACCAGTCACCTCCACCTACTAGCGTATCGTCAATAGACCAAGCAGTATCACTAGGATCACTAGCTGTAGGACCAGCAAAATCTAGAATGCCAGCCTTGCTAGCAATGTCCTTCAACAGCCAATCAATCGACTTATCAGCTTCCATATCAAACGAGGTGAAAGAAGCAAGGTTAATGCTCATATCCTCGTATCCAGCAGGGTATACCGTAACGCCATCTGCATGAGCGTCCATGGACGACGAGCGAGACACTTGCCATGCCGGTCCAATAACAATGTTGTCTCCTACTGCTGGGACGGTGAGATCTTCCCCAACAAGGACCTCAAACCAGATATTAACGTCATCCTCTGTAGCGTTGGTCCATGCAATACCTATGTCTCCAGCACGCTCGCCTGTCACAAAATGTATGGCCGATTTTTCTAGGAAAGACTGCCAGTAAGTCCAGGCTCCAGCAGGAGGGAAGCAGGTTTTGTCGACTGTGATCTTCAGTCGTGTGCCTCCAGTAACCTCGGCAGCTACAATCGTCCATAGGCCAGTACAGAACGATCCAACGTCTGACACATTAGTAATCGTTACGTATTCATCGTCTACCTCAATATTCTCCTGATCGTAAAAGTTGGCCCATAAGTAGTCAGATGATTCGGCGTAGCTAGAGTCTCCAGCTATAGAGTCTCCATCGTTGAACTCTGCAAGATGACGCGCAAAGTATATCCACGCAGAGTACTTCTGTGAGTCACGGGTTATGACACTCATATTGGGAATGGACGATGCTGCGATTACCCCGGTGCGGTTCTCGTCATTCCTAACAACAGTTCCTGTATAGTCAAGAGAAGCTTGGATACCAGCTGACCCGCTGGAAAAGCGATCTACACCATAGACAACATGTGTACCAACTACACTCATCCATACCTGGTTGTAGTCACCATCAACGAAGATGCTAGATATATCGTTCGTAGCTACCTCGGTCCAGATCTCATCGCTAGACTCACTACCAGCTACGGATATAAGGATGAGCTGCTCGGTTACAACATCCAAGAACGCAGTCATGAAGTTGTACTGGTCCTTGATCATTGCTGGGCCAGCACCACATCCCATACGTTTGTCAGATAAGGAGTATCCAAGACCAACCATAGCTAGTCCATCGTACGCACCCACTGCAGCAGGGCTAGTGAAGCATACGCTAACCTGTGCGTCATCTGCAGAGAACGGTTCTTCAGATATAAGTGCCGTGCGACGATTGGCAGTAACTACCTTGACCACACTATCTTCGATAGCGACATCGCTGGTCTGGACAGAGGTAAGCTCACCCTCGCCTTCAACTCTGATGTAACCCCCGCCTATAGCATAGAGTCCATTGACGTTGTCGCAGTCATCGTAGTTCTTGGTCTGTGATAGCCATTGCCAGTCCTGGTCAAAGATACCATCCTTCAGGTTGCGATAGGCCCACTCACGACAACCAAGAGATAGCGATCTGCCCGGGACAGCTATGCCCTTAGATACGCTATCAATACCAAATCTGTTTAGCAGTACTTCGTTGTCGCCTGCGGTATCTCTGTAGCCCGCATAGAGGTCTAGTATATAACCAGGCTCAATCACCGAAGCACCTGACGATGATGTGAACATGCGCAGCTGGTCAGCCAGGGAGATATTGAGTGAGCCAGCCATGCCATGATTGGCATCTTCTTTGCGCCACCCGTTGATCTCATCTTCTACTAAGAAGTGTATGTGGTCAGCCGTTATATCCCCATCATCTAGTCCGAACACTGGTGTGAGCGGGGCTTCGTATACTGTTCCGTCCTTGATCCAGTATGCATACCCGCTGTCCATGAGTAGTGGGCTACGCATGGGTGTTGCACCCAGGTAACGATAACGGTCAAGTGTCCAATGTATACCGTCCTTGCTCCTGAGTACTACAGACATGGATTGTGCGTGCAGTCCGGTAGAACCCTTACGTCCTAGTTCACCAGTAGCATAGATAACACCGTCTGTGACAGTGAGCCATCCGATTCGGAGGTAGCTGTAGTTATCTACAATGTCGATGGGAATCATTGGTGCGGGAGTTCCCCATACACCGTTTCTGCGCAGTAAGACTCGCGGGCACCCATATGTCTCAACGTTGAAGACCACAACATCGGTATCGTCAGAGAGACGAACTGCATCGAACCACGTAAGGGACTCCGTATTGTATTCATCGTCAACTGGTATGCTATGAACCATAGATGCCACAGCAGCAGCGGTGTAATAGTATATCTTGATCTCGTTTGAGTCTAGGGAGATTGCGTATACATTGTCAGCTGCTACAGCAGCTACAGCATAGATAGTACTCTCAATAGCACGTAGAGAAACATTGTCCTTGAGAAGCTGACTATTGCTTGGAACGTAGATTACCCCAGCAAAGATAGACGGTCTCGCAAGAGCGTTAACGGCATATGACCCATTGGTTGTGGGGTCCCAGTCAGTGAAGTCTGTGGTTCTTACCCAGTACAGAGTATCGCTGCTTACCCAGCATGTCTTGCCAACATCAGAGTAGATCTCTGAATCCATCGGTGCTTGTGAAACACTATCTGTGCCAAGCACATCTGGATACCCAGTATTCTCAAACGCAGCGTTAATCTGAGTCCAACGTAGCATGGTATCGTAGATCTCAGCCCTGCTAATTGGAAAGCGACTGTTGCGCTGTTGCGCTGTAGTAAGATTCGCAGAAATAGTTCTCACCTATGTTGCCTCCTTGAGTGAGACTTGCACCAAGAAGTAGGCATTCGCACCGGAGATTTCTGGTGTCATAGACTTACTCATCATATTGCCGGTGAAGACAATCCAGTACTCCTCACCGTCCAGATCACGGAAACGATACTTGTTGTCAGGTGGTGTGGACTCATTAAAGAGCGCCGTGAGATCGTCAATATCTCCCCAGTACGCAGTTGTCTCCGTCATGATTGTGTCAGCAGATACAGAAAAGCTACCAGTGATCGATCCGTATAGCTTGATAGTGTAATGCCAGGACATTGCCGATACACCGATTTGAACATCGAGAGAACCAGATGTAGTATATTGTTCGCGTTGTAGACGTGAGCGTACAGGGCGATAGCCCTCAAGGATCACCTTGAAGGCATATGCCTTAGACTCATCGTACTCCTGAATGATCAGGTAGTTTGACATTAGTTCTTACTCCCTAGTTTGGGGTATCCCCCGACATTACCTACCGCACCCTCAAGGCCACTGATGATGTTCATAAAGGCATCGAACACTCCAGCCTGTTGCGCTTGCTGCATACGAGAGGCCATTGTGCTAGCTGCATTGAATGCATCCGAACTCTCTCTTATTGTAACACCCATTTCCATTTCCGTCTTTAGCGTGTTGATACGAGCCAGATCGTTCTCTTCGTTGAGTGCCCTGGTCTCTGTGGCGATGTCCTTGTTGGCCTGGAACGCCTTCTGTTCCTCGTCAAACTGTGCCATCTTGAGATCGAAGCTCTCTGTAAAGTGCTCTAGCGATAGGTTGTACGAACTCTCTTGTAGCTCATAGACACTTTCTTCCTGTCCAACCCGGGCATCAAGACGCTCTGTGTTACGGGTATGATCTTCTTCCATCCACTCGCGTTGCTGTTCCAGACGCTCAAGTTGAGTCTCGAAGTTATCATCCCTGATTCCCTGCTCTTCCTCAAGACGTTCGCGCCTCTTATCAAACGCCTCGTCTTCCATAGCCCACGTTTCTTCTGCGCGGGACTCCGCTGTATCCATACGACCAGACTCAATGTTCTGTGATACGGTTGCTCTTTCGCGTGAGCGCAACAACTGCTTACGCTGACGGCCAGTTGAGAAGCGTATGTTCTCTGAGAAGTCTTCCATTTGCCAGCCGAACTGCAATTGATTCTGGCTACGTGAGAAAGCGAAGTCTTCTGTCTGCCACCCACGCTGCATCTGTGTCTGGCGTCCCTGGAAACCTAGCTGCCATTGTGAGTAGTCATCAGAACTTTGGGCCTGTGCCATGTTACGTTCGATGTCTTGTTCTCTCCAATCGAACCCAGTTCCAGAACGGGCGTAGTTAGTACCGAGGTCCTGTCTAGCCCAGTCTGTTTGTTGTACCTGCCAGCTACGACCAAGGGCCATCTGCTGACCACTTACTTGACGCTGTTCCATGAACTGGCTTTGCTGCATAGCAAAACCCTGCTCCTGGAATCCAAAGGAGCCTGTGTATCCCATACCGCCCTCAGTCTGTGCGTATCCAAGAGCTTCTTTGCGTAGTCCTAACTGACGCTGTTGCTGATATGCTCCACCAACCTCATCGATACTACCGAGCTGTCCTGGTCTCCATCTACCAGATGCAATTTGTCCACCAGTAGGAGATGCGCCCAAGATAGATCCGTACTGCCTACGGAACTCAGATCGTTCCGCACGAGACTGGATACTAGCTACGCCCTTGTTCATACGTGTGCTAAGATCTTGTAAGCCCCACAATGATTCTCCATCCCACTCGTTCATGATACTGGAGCCACTTGTGGTAAACCCTCCTGACCAGTCACCTGTCTGAAGAGACGATGCTGAAAATCCTGGCATTGATGCGGTTCTATTCCAGAACTCCTGCCCTTGACCAAGCGCGAGATTGCTAAGTTCACCAGACGTACCAACTTGTAGTCCTAGAGCATCCTGGGACTGTAGTGCATAGTTACCTGCCAGGTTTATACCCATCGGTAGCTGTGTGGCCTTGCCCATTACAGCCTTGCTGAGGAATCTTTGGTCTCTACCAAGGAACTTGGACCAGTCGTTAGCGGCTTGTCCAGTAAGCGGCCCGCTTATCTGAGCTAGCTGAGCAACGTTCTCACCAGAGAAGCCCATCTGTGCAAGTGGTGCAAACTGCTGCATCGCAAACTCTGTTTGCATAGCCTGGTTAGCAGTAGGCATGTTAGCGTAGAACTGCGTGAGATCTGCGGCTCCTTGAGGACCAAGGTTGAGTGCAGATGCCATGTCCATTTGCTTGCTGTAATTGCCACCCCTTGCTAGAAGATTCCTCACCTCGTCAGTTGACTTGAGAAGATCTCTAGAACTAGTAGGATCACCACCGTATTGTATCACTTGCCCAAGAGCACCCTTTACAGCATCAACGCCATATGACGCAAGTGTTTCATCTCCTGCCATCATGTCTTCGGCAGCTCTATTGATACCAAGTGCTCTCTCTGCCATAGTTTGACCAGAGAAGTTGCTGGTAAAAAGATCCTCGCCTTTCTGTGCCATCTGGTCTCCAACCGACAAACCAGCATAGACGTTTGGGGCCTCGCCTCGTAAGAAAGCACCACCACCACGGAATAGCTCTTTGCCAGCAGCCCAGGCTCTATCGATTAGACTACCTGCTCTTTCAATCAAATTGCCGCTTGTTGATCGTTGTGTAACAGTTGATCTGTCCTTAGCTGCTTGATAGTATTGTGTAGATGTTTGCTCTGCAAGGTTGTAGCCATATGATGTAGCACCTATACCTATACCAAGAGCGCCAACGCTAGCACCTATAATTCCAGCCGAGGCTCCTAGTACTGGGCCAAGAGCTCCCATTCCAAGACCAACAGCTGTTGCAGCACCGGCTCCTAAAGCTGGACCAAACACACCCCTTGCCTGAGCTAGCCCTGAAGGCCCTGCACCCTGTGACCAACCCCATGCTTCTTGAGCTGCTTGTCCACTTGCCAGTACGTTTAGCTGACGTTGTGATTGAGCAGCAAGAATATCGCCACCTCCACCGCCAACACCACCAGAATCAACCGGCCCAGCCATTCCGGCCATTCTGAAGTCACGGAATGCAGATTGTCCATAGGCTGGTATACCCTCTTTGAAGGCAGGACCTACTGCTGTGCGCCATGCAGCCTTAACCATCGCACCTTGTGGGCTGAACGGTGAGAAGAGCCGTTTGATACCGGTTGCTGCGCCAAGCCACCACTGATCACCATCGGCAGCTGCTCCGTCTCCACCACCTCCGCCTCCCCCTCCTCCCATCATGCCCATCGACATCTGGAAGTCTTTGCTTCCAACAAAGCCGCTCAACCCAGCTACGCCACCTATACCAAATGCTTCCTTTGATAGACGAGTGATGTCACCCATGGCGGTCTTGTCAACCATTGTGGCGATCATCTCTTGCTCGGCTTTGGTTGTATCGCTCGTGGCACTATTGAGTGCTCTACGGCTTCCGATGAGATTCTGTGTCACCTCTGCAAGCTCTGACTCTACATCAGCCATATTACGTGGCACAGCGCCCGTGGACACACCACTAGCTTTACCACGCTCTCTGTAGGTACGTGCTACTCCCTGTGCTTCCTGGATCGCCCTGTTGCTGGTGTCACCTATGCCAACCGCAGCACCTGCCTCGTCTAGCCTAGCACTGGCATACGAGAAGTCTGTACCGCGTGTAGCCTGGGCTAGATTGCCGAACGCCTCTCTGAATTGAGTGGTGTCCATTCCAGAGGCTTTCATATCTTTCATCAGCTGATCAGCAGCATCTCTATAGCCTCGCTCTAGACCACGAGGGCCGCTAACATCACTGGCAACTCTCTTGACAGCAGTAAGATAGCTTCCTAGACTACTAGCAGCTTGCATCTCGGCCTTGGTGCTAGGTGTACCACCAGACAGAGCTGACTGATACGCACTCTTCATTCTATCTAGGTTCTCTTGATCTCCACCAAGAATGCCTACAGATTCAAGAGCTGACTGTGATACTTGCCCTTTGACCATTCGGGTATAGCTAGTTGTCTGACCTGCTACAGTTGTTGCCTGACTAAATGGAACAGACTCACCACCCGCAAACTGTTTCATATCGCCAAGAATTGCTTGTGCTCTTCGGTTCAGTACAGCTTGTCCAGTTGCTGATGGGTTCTGCGCAGACGGATCTGCAGCAGCAGAAGCAGTTGATCCTGTACCACCACCACCACCACTGCCAGATGCCCCCTGATCTTGTATGTACTTGAGGTACCTGTTCTGGCCCTGGTCACCTAGAGTCATTCCCATAGACTCTGAGTAGGCGTTGACATTGCGTGCGGCTTCCATATCGTTAGCTTGTACTGCTCTAGTATGAGCAGCACGTAGAGGACGCTGTCTCCAATCGCTTTCGGCACTAGTAACATTTTCGTGTGATGCTTGAACCATCCTACCAAACGCAGCCTTCTCAGAGCCTGGATCGTTAGGGTCGTATGGATAATCAGCTAGCACTGTCCTACGTACGTCTTCAAAGCGGTCACCCGATACTGCCTGCTGTAGTTGTGGTCCTATCATAGTAGCCTTCTCCTCTTGGCTCATGGCAGACACTAACCTATCCACCACACTCTCTCGTTTACTCCTTTGCGCAAAGTTCGTCGCTTGAAGCAGTCCCGGGTATTCAGTGGATTCGTCCGTGGGTAATACGCCCATCGAGCGCAGTACCTCTGTATCTGTTTCTGCGCGTAAGGATGACAGCATGCCACCCTCAATCATTGTACCTGTTACCTTAGCAAATTCACCGGCACCAATAGCTTGTTTGCCCCTACCCCTGCTTAGTAGACTCCTGTATGTGCGTGCGGCACTTCCCTTCTCGACCATGCCCGTACCCCATTCATCGAGGTTCTCTGCCCACTCAGGATCTTCCCCGGCGGCTTTAGCATAACCAGAAGCGACGACAGCTGTTAGCCATGGAGCAGTACTGATTACTTCACGCTGTGTCTTGCCTGCGCCAATAGCTCTAACGAGTTCTGATGTCTTTGCACCAGACTCATATAGACCGGCAACCTCTTCAAAGTTCTTGTCGCCGGTGCCAATGAACATACCAGCAAAGACACCCCCACTCATCGAGATCTCTTCACTCTGACCAAGCTCTCTCATCAAGCCTACTTCAGACGAGAGTAGATCCCTGACAAAGCCTGGTCCTTCTCCACGAGCAAAGCCACGAGTCTTGACGTTATAGCTGCTAAGATGTCTTGCTAACTCGTCAGCTGCTTTAGGCAAAGTACGAGCGTCTACAGATAGCCCATATAGAGGACCAGCTACCTGAGTAATCATATCCTCTGATATACGCATGGCACGAGCTTGCTGCGATGTACCAGCTGCCTGAGCCTCGATACCCATTGGAATAGCACGTCTGAACGCTTGGAACAAGGGACCAATACGTCCCATACGTTCCTCAATAGCAAAGGACTCTTCTCCGAACTTAGCTAGGGATGTGGACTGTAGCATACCCGCTGCGTATTTGTATGCTTCTTCCGCACTCCTTGGAGCATTAGCGATCTTTCTCTTTGTCTTAGCAAGCTCACCAGAACGCGCAGCCATACCCGCTACCGCTCTGTTAAGCTCTGCTTGCGTCCTTGGCATTTGGGAAGCAAGGCCCGCATCAATATCCACAGGATCATCGTCCTTATCGCCCTCGTGTGCTTCAGCGAAACGAGAGGATACACTAGCTGGCACCATACTCGACTCTGCTAATGTAACTGGTCTACCAAGTGCGCTACCAAGTTGCTTGAGTGTCTGAGGACGAAGTCTTGTCTGTGAGTGTAGAGGGCTTGCCGATGGATACCTGAGAGCAAAGACATCCGGGATCATCTCGGTCTCACCCATCAACATAGCACGAGCAGCTTCGGCAGGAGTCTTGAATTCCTCACGTAGCCTGTCGCCACCAAAGTCTTCTTTACCCCAGATCTCGCTAACCAAACCGGTGAGACGGCGTTCTGGAATCCACATCTGCCCTGGTGCTAGACCTGGTAGGGCCTGTATCTTACCACCAAAGCCAGGTGCTCTACCACCCATAGCAGCTTGACGTATTCCAGCACTAGATGTTTGCTTTGCAAGCTCTGTTTCGTATGATCCAACAGCTTCCATAGCCTCCGCAAGAGACTGTGGGTCTTGTAGAAGCTCGTTCTGCGCAATCTTACCGAACATCTCTGGAATCATTCTTGAGAGGCCAGAAACCCTCTGTTCTACATCGTCGCGTCCAAACCTCCGCATTACATCACCAGGGTTGGGTACAATCAATGGCCCACTTCTGCCGTACCTGTCTGGTAGACTGAGTCTGATACCAGAGGTGCCAGTGTACTCATCGAGAATAGCCATCGTCTGAGCTTCTACACCGTAGGCATTAGCATCTTCTTTGAGGCCGAGCTGGTTAGCTTCTGTTGCTCTATCGGCAGCTTCTGCCTGGATAGCAGACCAGTCACCGAGTATTTCGTTCCCTGAGACAGTCTTATAGTACGGGGCTTGCCCGTGCATAGCTGCTGACGCACCTAGTATTGATGCTGCTGTTGCCCTTGAGTCTATGCTAGCGTGTCTTATTGCGGAAACGCGGTCCTCGTCATGCATGCTAATGTCAGACATAACTTCTGGTGATACATAGCGAGAGTCAAACTGAAAGATTCCTCTTGGTTGCTCTCCGAGGTTCTCGTATATTCCAAAGCCAGTGAACTTGACCTGCGCCCGTCGCATTCCCTCTTCTGTTATCTCTGAGCCAGGTACAATGCTTGCAAGACCCGCATCCCTCAAGGCTTGGATATGAGGATCGGGGTTGTTCGTAGGACCAAGGTATGCCTGTTGGGTAAAGGAGTATTGTGCAATACGGCCCTGTTCGCTCAGACCTTTCCACAAGCCTCTGACCTCTTTCTGGCCAAGCTCCTTTGGAGCGTAGCCAAGAACGTCAGTGAATTGCTTGGGAGTCCATGTAGAGGTCACAGCAGCCATAGCTAGAGCTGCTTCGTTGACCTGTGTAATGTGAGCGGGTTGGATAGACCTTCCACCAAAGGTAACGTCCCAATCCTGCATTGTGGGATCTGCGACAGCTACTGTCTTCGAGCCAAGCCCCTTCATAGAGAAGGGATCTTTAGACATGCCCTCATATTCAATGACGAGGTTATTTCTATCAAAGCCGTAGTTCTGGATTCTAACTTGGTCCTGATTCTTGATACGGGTGGAGATTCCAGGCGCAATATTGAGCATACCGCTGGCGTCTAGATCAATGACATCACCGACGTTAAACTCAGGAGTGAACCCCTCGCGCTGCATCTCTGAAGGTACTGGAATGTTAGCGTACTTATTGGTTAAGATACCACCGGTTTGCATAAGGTCGATTTGTGACTGGCCCTCTGGTAACACAGAGCCGCCGATCATCATAAGCGTAGGAACGTTCTGGGTAGTCCTTATGTCTAGAGAGGCTTGCTCTAAAGGAAGATTCGCGAAGTGTCCGAATGTTTGCTCAGCGATGGCCTTCTTCTGTCTAGTTGCAGCCTTACCTAGATCTGAGCCAAAGAATATCTCGTCTCCCCTTACATCAATACCAGGAATCCTACCAAGCCGTGACGTTGGCATGATAAGAGAACCCATACGAGTTTGGGTTGATGGATCGTATTGTTCACCGTAGTTAAACTGACTACCCTCTAGGTGGCTGATGTCAGGGGGTAGCTGTCGATACATAGCACGCATCTGGCTTGTGCCGTGTGTCCAAGCCCAAGGATCAACAGAGCCTCGTTGTACCATCTCACCAGGTGCTGTATGCTGACCCTGGACCCTTACCTGAAACGGGGTACCGAATTGTTTCTGCGCAGCAGCTTGGACTTCTCCAAGAGTAGCTTGCCCGATGGTCATTGGAGAACTACCACCACCGATCTCAGTGCTGCCAAAACGAGAAACGACCTCGCCGCCCACAGTTGTGTAGTGAGCGGTAGGGCCGTATAGATCTTCTAGATATCCACGCGCCATACCGATGTCAACGCCGTATCTGCGTGTAGTAGCAGCAGCAAAGTTTCTAGCTTCTTCGGTTTGCCACGCTTCGTCAGGTGTTAGATCTTGTAGAGGAATAGAGTTACGCGAACGACCAACAGCCATTATTTTCCTCCGCTAGAAAGCAAGTCCCTAATATCGGTAATGGCATTAAGAAAGAGCTTCTTCTCATCAATCTCCCGCTGACTACGCTCCATTTTCTCTCCGATAGCAGCAGCGGAAATGTCTCTCATAAACGAACGGGGCTGGTCTGTCCAGCCCCCTCCATTTGGTAGTCCATAAGAATCAACGTATCGTTTCCAGTAGAGGGAGTCGGGAACAGTCTCAAATTGCTGTAGTCCACCCTTGCCATCTGGTAGTGGATCACCGTGCTCCCAACAACAGAAGGCGAACACATTCTCCTCAATCTCTTTGAGCCTCCGTCTGTGTTCCTTATGGTCAAAACGTGGTTGCCCAGTGTGGGGCTACCTCTAGCGTCCTGATGTACCAGAAATCGATAACTGGTGTAGGAACAAGCGCGATCATCTTAGCGAAATCACCACGACTCATGTTACCGTTCTGGTCGAAGGCAATCTCGTCAAACAGGACCTCTTTGTGTTCCTTGTCCCATAGCAAACGTCCGTCGTCATCTCTGCGAGGGACGGAAATTTCCAAGTCAGTTCCACCAAAGCATAGGTAGATTTCGTGCTGGATTGTACTCAAGTACCTGTCACCGTCCTCGCGAACAGTCGCCATGTGCTCCCTACGAGCACGATCTGTGCCGAATGTTGGAGGAACAATACGCACCCAGACATTGCTTAGCGCCGGGTATGGATTCTCCCAGTCCTTGATAGGCTCTCCAAGAGAGTCCTTTGGATGCTGGATGAGCTTCACTTCCTGCGGATAAAAGTCGCTGATCTTGACAGACATGCTGTCCTCCTATTCCCCCTAAGATAGATAAGAGAGGGGAGGAGAAGGAGGTGACCCCTCCCCCCTCTAACCCTTTATGCTGTATATGAAACGTATTCGGGAAGATCTGTGTACGCTGTCCCGTTGATGATCTTGATCGTTGCGTACGCTTCTGCTGTAGCCTGAACCGTAGCAACACCGCTGACACGCATGGTCAGATACCCTCCAGCAACCTGTGTGATACCACCGGGGCACTGAAGATCGCAACTAGCCAGATTGAAGACAAGCTCCTGGTACTGGGTAGTAGACGTTCCAACTAGCGTGGGGCTTCTAAGCGTCAGTTCCAATGGCGCACTTAGCACAGTCGGAGACCATGCGTACGCATTGTGACCATGTCGATAGATAGCCCGAGCCAGCTTGGGGTCTTTCCACTTGTAGACCATATCAAACGCGATTGTCTGAGACAGTAGCACCATATCATCCATCTGATAATCGCCAACCACAAGCTCGTTCACGATGTTGCTTCCCGAGAAGGTGTTAGTGACCATCATACGCATGGAAATCGTGGGTACTGTGAAGTCCAGACCTACTCCATCTCCCATATCTATTCCAGCTACAGCTTGGAGGATAGGTTTAGCAGATGCAGGTGCAAGGACGATGGATGAAGTGTCCTCAAAGGCTGAGTTCATATCATCCGCCCAGCTGGAAGCGTCAGACGACCAGGATGAGCCGATACTGAGTAGAGCTAGCTCTAGGCCAGCTGGAGCCGCAGCTCCGATAGAGAAGACGCCAGATGCAATCTTCGCATCCGTCATAATCTCACCCTCGTTCTGAATGCCACCGGCAGAGTTGGGGATGTATCTGCGAGCGGTTAGCCAGGGGTGTGTATAGATGTCTGTGCGCGGTGTGAAGGTCGTGGTATAGACACCCGCTGAAGTGCTGGTGGCGGCTGTTTGGACGCCACCCATCAGCATATAAATGAGATAGCCAATGTCTCCCTCAATGCGCGGATACATTGAAACTCGACCCGCGCCGACATTGTAGATCTTGTAGGACCCGCCTGGATGATAGCCACCCCCTACCTCGATAGGGAAGTTGCCCATCGCCTGTTGGTTACCAACGTTTGCAGACAACACCCTTATCCGCTTAAAATCGGAGTCGGTGTCAATTGATGTTCCCTTTGCAGGCTGAACGGCGAATGCGAGTCCAATTCCTGTTGAAACTGGTTCAGTCATAGTTAGCTCCTAAGTACTTTCTTGTATGCATTTACCCAGTGAGTATAACCCGTAGCCATGTTATGATTATTGATGATATCAAGAAGTCCTCTGCGCTGAAGTTGTTTCCGTAAACGGTCGTCCTCAACTAGCTTCTTGATTGCGTCGTAATAGCCATCCACCGAATGTTTACAGATGAGGCCATTGCGCATGTGTCTTACTACTGGATTATACACTACACTGTCTGTTGCCACAACTGCAGCGCCACCAGTTGTGTGTCCTATCACTCGCTTTGCCGCCCACGCCTCCATTGCTTTGACCGCACTCTTACAATGATTGAAGGGATCGTCGGGATCGATAGCGCAGACCACGATATCCGCTTCTGCTAGCGTAGTTGGATATTGATTGTAGGGCTTTGATCCAATCAGGTCTACATGGAAGCCCTGTTCCACATAGTCCGGGTGATAACCAGCAACCAGCATACGAACATTCTGGTTCTCCAGTGTGAGCCGCTTGATTGCTTCTGCGGCAAATCGCCAATCTCCCTGGTGTGTCTTGGTACCAACAAGCAATACATTGATCGTATCGTTGTATTCGCGCTTGTGTCTCATAGACGCGCCAGCAAAGAATCGTACCTCTACATAGTTATTGATAACGTGTATGGGCTTGTCGCAGAACTCTAGCATACGATTCTTGAGAAACTCTGTTGTAACTGTGAGAGCGTCTACGTATGGTAGGTATGGAATACTGCTTGCACCCTCTCCGTTACTTGTGTCACGATATACGTTGGAGAGATCGTCGTCTGTCTCGTATACGATCTTTGCTCCACGAGAGTGTAGCATTTCACAGTATTTCCTTGCCATCAAGAAGTCGTCCGTTATTGGACGAGATAGGACTATGATGTCTGATGTGAGCGCGACCTCAAGAGATTCGGGTGACATATTCATGGCATTGGTCTTTGCGTCGAACCAACTAGCCCAGTGTTTAGTTTTCTGATCGATGTAGTGTAGCGGTAGTGTTATTCGATAGATGTGGATAGCCATGGGTACTTTCATAGCGCCACTTATGATACCTGTTACTCGCATCACACCTCCTTGAATGTTGCGACCTCCAGATACAACTTCGTGTCCCATATGTAGTCATCTGTTGGACCACCGCGTCTGCGGCAGTGTGTGATAACAGGATAACATCGATACGGGCGTTCACCAAAGGAATCTACTATAGCTACACCATCACTATCTAGCATCTTCCAGGCCCAGTCTTGCGGCATAGTAGTATATGAGGTTAGCATAGACTCTAAGAACGAGAGAGCAGCGCTGCCCAATCTTTCTACCTCGTCTCCTAGTTGATTAGACTCTAGGAAGAATGTAGTCATCTTGACCACAATCCGACGATGCATCATGTGTGAGCTACCAACCTCAAACAGGAATCCTGGGTCGTCTGCTTTCTGCGCGGAATCTAGCGACGTGTATATGCTGTGTCGCCAGTCTTCTACGTTCTCAAAGTCGTTACCGGCAACCTCGATGTATACCGAGGGTACTGCACTGTTCTTAGCTAGATTGAGCGTGTCCTCCTGGACTCGCCCCAAAGCAACAAGAGTAGGCCCAAAGATTCTCTCGGTGCCGTTCTTATCAGTGTATGTCAGTAGCTCTTCTAACTCGGTGGGACAGAAGGCAACCTGTGTCTGACTACCGTCGGTGGCATACTTATCCCCAAGCCATAAGGCCCGGATATGCGCCTTGATACTAGTAGTCAGTGCGTGAACTATTGAGCTTGTCATATTGTGGTGTCGCCCTTGAGTTGATTATGTCCCAGAACTGCTCAATGTATCTCTTAGAGAGCTGTAGGATAGGTTGCTGCTCTGGGTTACCAGAGTCAACCCTCGTCCTAAAGTTACCGAGAAGAGCCATCTTACTAGCAAGGTCTTCCAGAGTCCGGCCAGCTGCGTATAGTTTTAAAGCTTCGTAGGCCCAGTCGGGTACGATAATGTTATCATCGTCATCCGTGACGACATTGTAGTAGGCAACATAGTACACCTCATACTCATCGTCTTCAGGAATGGCTGGGCTAAAGTTGATGTACCCACTGGGCCATACGTAGTAACCTTCCTCTATGGGGCGGCCCGGGATGAAGTCAACCTTGTTGAGCCAGATATCATCTTCGGTGTCATAGACACCGTATATCTTCTCCTCAACCATGTTGCTTGGGACCTCGTGTGATGTAGTTTCGCCATCCCCAGTAATGGTCGACACCGACGATATACCCGTGTGCATCGACGCGAATAGTCGAAGGGCATCATTGAAGTTATCCATGATGCTATCGCCATCCTCGGCGGTAGGGTCATTGATCTTGCGACCAATCTGTATTTTTAGTGTAGACCAAAGCATCAGTTATCTCCGTGCTTGATAGTTATGTATCTGTTCTATGTGCTCAAGAAACTCATTGTAGCCAAGTGAAGCTTTTGCATAGTTACATTTACTACAACATGGCACAACGTTATCTTTAGTATAGCCATTACTTGGATTTAGTCTATCAAGCCCACTAACAGGGCAAGCTCCACAATAATGACACGACTGATGTATAAGAAGCGAGAACATGTCTTGCGTAAGACAAAACTGGATGTCGCGGCGCCCTGCGCTTTGAACATACTTCTTAAACACTCTTTCGTCTTCTCTGATATTCTCAGGGCGTCCATCACAACCAATTCTGCAAACCTTCATTTTGCTACTGGTTAGATTCGCACCTCTGGTAATAACAGTATTACCACAATCGCAGATACATTCCCAGTATGAGAAATGCTCTCTCATTTCAACAAAGCGTAAAACAACTAAGTGTCCATAGCGATTTCCGGTAATATCGTTAACTTCATGGTGTTTGCAACCACATGATTTTGTCACACCCTGTCGCAACGAGTATCCTCTTACAGCAATGTAGTTACCACAACTACACTTACATAACCACCAAGCACATGACTTACCTTCTACCGGATAAAGAGCGGTCAACTCTCCATACTGATGACCGCTCTCGTCCGTGGCGTTACAGTGTAGTTTAACTTCTTTTGGAAGATTATGTTCATGTAACACCATTGTATTACTCATTTCTAAAGCGAAAGCACGCTGCCACCACGCCTGGTAGCACCGGTGTAGAAATGAACCTCGAAAGCATCGGGGTCAACCATCTGATACTTCAAGTAAGCGTCCCAGCTGAAGCTCCACACAGCCTTGCGAACGTCTGCGGGCTGTAGGATGTGGAACTGCGGAGACTGCATAACACCAGCAACCACACCAGGGTTACCAATGCCTTTCTTGAAGAAGATACCGGCGTGCACAGGACGGCCCTTGATCAGCCACCCATACATACCTGTACCGAGCGCAGTCGTGTACTTCTCGTTCAGGATGGGTACACGGATACAAACACGGTTGTTGTCGTAGTCAACGCTGTAAACATCAACGTCGATATTGCGAGAGTCGTCCCACACAACACCGTCTTCTGTAGCCATAGCTGCATCAGCGGAAGGTCGTGTACGAACTAGAGTAGCCTTATCGCCAGCCTTGAATCCGGTCTCGGCTGTACCAGGTGTCGTAATACCGGACAACTGGATGTAGTGAGTGGCGTCGGGACTACCGACGGCCCAGGTCGAGTCAACACGGGTTGTCTCGGGATCGGGGGCACCATCACCAACTTCGATAGCTTCGATCACAGATGCGCTAGCGAGAACCTCACCACAGTTCCAGAGAACCATGCGCCAGTTGTGCATCCAAGCAACGTTTTCAAACTCAGCGATAACATAGTTGAGCAACGCGGGGTTCTGAACCGCCTTGTTCCAGTCGATGTAGTCGCTGGTATTTGCGAGGCTCTTCACAGCATACGTAGCCGAAGGGCTAACGATTGCGGGGAAGACACCCTCTGTTCCGATGGTGTAGTCAGATCCAAGCTGTACGGATCTGGCGATCTCGACATTGAAGGTATCAGTAGACGCTAGGTCGTGGAAACCAGTTGCGTCGTCTGCGAAGCTGCGGTACTTGGAGTTACTCAAGAACGCGTTTCGAGCCAAGATGTCGAGAGTCTCGGTCATTTGCGGACCCAGTCTGTTCTGGATGAAGCCGAACAGATCGGTTTGCTGAATACCCTCGTTGGCGAAGGTAAACGGATCTCGGCGGGCCTTCTCTGCCCACTGATAGATATAGGAGTCCCACTTGTGCGCCTGAATCATCGCACCGTAGGACGTAACTTCGATCTGCTGTTCCATCGAATCGAAGTAGACGCGGGGAAGCGTAATACCACGGAGATCCTGTTCCGCGATATCGGGCATCACCGGCAACTCGGAAGTAATATTGATATACTTCGCGTGAGTTGGCAACATGTTGACCATGTGAGTAACGATGTTGAACCACATCGAGTTCTTCACATACGCAGCACCCATGTACGGGTCCCACCATTCCCTGTTACGGGAACTTAGATCAACAAACGGCGTTTCGCTAGCGAGATACTGTTCGCCAGCCGCTGTAAATGTAACGGCCATGATTTTCCTCCGGCTTAGGTTCTAGCTGAAGCTTCTAGTGCGTCTGCTTGCTGCATCAAGGCTAGGGCTTCGGTCACTTCCTTTTTGGCCATGTGCTTCTGTGCTTCGGCCCTCAAGGCGTCCGGTGTTTTGGTTGCTCCACTCTCGCCGGGTGATGTAGGAGGCTTAGCCCCCGACAACATACTGGTTGCGGCATTAGTTGCAATCGTCTGGACTGATCCAGAGATGCTGTCTAGCGCTGCTATAAACGCATCATTATCTTCCGCAGAAGGTAGTGAATTGTTGGCTATGAGTGATGCGATCACCGGTGACTCGCCCGCCTTTGCTGCCGCAATCTGCAAACGCGCAAATTCTTGCCTGGAAGACGATAGCTGTTCGCTAACATCCCCAAGATCCGTCAACTGCTTGTTAAGATCGGTACTAAGGGCATTTGCGGTCGTAAGATCTGTGGTAAGAGCTTGAGTTTGTGAGGTGAGATCACCTACATTTGCCTCAAGTCCAGATACCTGCTCTTTAAGCTCGCCAATGGTGCGGTCATTGCTGCCCTGTGTTCCTCGAAGCCGATTGATGGTAACATCACGCTCTGAGATAGTTGCCTCAAGAGCCTTGATGCGTCCGTCGTCGGTGCCAGTAGGGTTTGCTTCTCCCTGTCCAGCGTCATTTTCACTCATGTCTTTTGATCTCCTTTGTTACTGCCCATATGATTTGAATCCCTTGATGCAAGCTCTCCAGAGGAACCAGTGCCGCCAAAGGCGGGACCAGGTTGTCCTTCAATTTCCTGCACCTGTTTCTTCCATGTCTTTATTCTACTCAATTCTGCGGAAACGTCAATGATACCACCTAACATTGTTATTGCGGTCTCAGGTGACAGTATATCTGCTTGCACTCTGTTGATAACAGAAGTCACCTCTTCTAGAACATCACGCGGCATCATGGGGTACCAACCTACTCGTACCTTGGCATTCTTTGCCATATCAGTTGTGATACCGTACATATCTTTGTCAGCTGCTATGAATAGCATTGTCTTACATATCTTTGCTATAGCAGTTGTGAATGCGGAGCGTTCTTCTCCTATGTGTTTGACGAGGGGAATGGCGCGTAGGGCCAGTGACGCTGCGCTACGTTGTGAACCATCGTCGTCACCAAATACTACTGGTGGACAGTATGCTTCTGATCGTGCAATGTCTCGTAGGCTATAGACATACTGGCCAGCGCTTTGTGCTGAAGAGCCTCTGTTGGGTGGATAGATTACCTTTGGTTCTCTGTTACCCTGAGCGAAGCCAAGGTCTATAACGGGCTTCACGCCACTGATACGCTTTACCTCTGCATTACGTACGTTGGTGAGCGCAGGCATGTTCGTTGCCTCTTCAGAGACGATGTCTCCTACATCTACCAAGCGGGCGTTGATTTCCTTGGACATCTCCCACTTGTTCTTCAGGAGACTCGTACCATAGAAGCCGCGCCTGGGTGGATGCGGTATATAGACATAGGGTATCCGGTGAGCAATTGGTGCACCCTCAGCCTTGCTGGCATACCAGGTTACTGTCTTGTTGTCTACACTGATCCTGTACTTGCCCTCTGTCCAATCTTCTACGTATAGCCCGATATCGCTGTCGATCTCGACTCCTAGATCCCTAGCTTGGATCTTAGAAATCCCGTAGGCAACAATGACCTGAAGCATACGATCTAGGTTGTTGTGGCTCCAGACAGGGTTGAAATACTTGGGGTTCACTGTCTGTAGAGCAACGGGAATCTGGAAATCAACCGCACGCTCTGGTACATAGAACGCTCCTAGAGTACAACCACCGTAGATCTGACTGTCGAGTGCGGCAACAGACAGCTTGCTGCGACTATCGTTCTCTTCCCAGATTGTGCGCAGAAACTGTGTCATCTTGTCAGCGGCGTTCATGGCAACATCGGTAGTGGCCTTAGCACCATTCTTCCATACCTCTACAGTAGGATCAACAGAAGATAGCGCTCCATCAGGCACCTCACCAAACAAGAAGGCTGTATGCATCACAGTAGGTAGCTCAAACACGTTATACCCAAGAGGGTACATCAATGTATCAGAACGTTCTGATACCGTCTCCCTCAACCAACTTCCGCTGAAATGCTCCTCATACTCTCGATAGTATGCCATCTGTCGATCCCAGTCGATGTATGGATAGCCTTCATTGCTTCCCAACACCTGATTTAATAGTATCATTGTATTGACCTCACTGAAGATCTCCTGTTGTTGATAATGCGTCCCCTAGACAACCTGCTGACCTCGCGTACCTCACCCTCGTCCAGATCCGTCGTCTCACCTTCAACGAGGGGTAGAGTCTGATTCAGGATATACCCGATTATGAAGAGACAAGATGCGATGTCCTGGCGAAGCTGCTTGTCTGGCATGTGCCACATAAGTAGCTGGTTCCACACACTGTAGAGAGATTTGGGTATTTGGACAAACCCGCGCCCCATGAGAACCTTGAGACAGAGTACCATGTGCATCTTGAGTCCACTCATATTGATTGGTGACCATAGACGGTCCTGATTCAAGACCGCAAGATCATCAAAGGCCTTCTGGGTACCCGTAGCATCAAAGCCAGCATAGTACGGGTTGTATTCCGTATAAGCAGCTTCCATTGCATTCAGGAATGGCCAGTATGAGCCATAGCCGTATACCCATTTGAATGATGCGAGAGTTGCGGGTTGCTTGGGGAAGTCGGTAACGTCAAACACCATAACTACCCCGCTATTGCGGTAGGGCGGGTTGCCCTGGCCAGGATCTCCAGCAAGGATGTAAAGATGTCCTCTCTGTGCTGGTAGTGACCATGTGACGGCCCCGGTGTTGGTAGCAGACTCCAGGAAGTATCCCGGCATACCAGCTGCGAGTGCGTCATTCATGATGGCATCTAGGCCATCGCTCTGAGACATAACGATCAGATTCTGTGTGAACTCCTTACCCTTCGGAAGCGGGCGAACGGAGTGCATCAAACGCTGGGCCTCGTCCTTATCCCTAAACCTACGCTTGATATCACGCAAACTCTTCTCAGTCAGGTAAGGATTGTCATAGGAAGTAAGTAGTAGAGCTAGTCGTTCTGGATCAGCCTCGTAGTCATCATACGTCTCCCACAATACAGGATTGTACGCACTGTTGGCCATAAGGACCATCTTACCCAAACGTGCTCTTCCACCGATCTGACCACGCAAACGAGTACCAAGGTTACCCATCACAGTTTCTAGGTCGATGGACTGGTCCTCTGCCTGGTCAACAACAGCCATGTCACCACTCCAGGTCATGATACCGCTAGCGTCACGGTCAATGGATTTGAACTCCATCGTAGAGCCGTTAACGAACTCTATCATAGGTTGGGGGCGCATACGAACATTCTTGATCCACTTGGTGATCCTGCGCTCGGCACCGAGATTATTGTCCCAGTCTATTGCGAATTGCAAGAACTCTCTGTATGAGAGGTCTGCCTGCCAGGACTTGGGGGCAGTACCGAGATAGCGAAAGTTTGGTAGCATACAGCATAGGTATCCCGCCACAAGAACCATGTTCAATGTTTTACCACATCCAATCGCGCCAATCATGATGATGTCAGAGTGGCCATCGAATACGATATCACTTGCCCATGGAAGCGGTTGAACAGGAACGAACTGCCCCTGGAGTAGAGGTGATGGAAACTTATCAGATGCAATACCAATCAGATCGGTACGTGCATCCTTCTCTAGTCCTCCTATAGGAGCGCTCCAGAACTGCCAAAAGAGATCGATACCACCAGTCTCTCTTGACCGCGAAAGCTCCATAATCTCCAGTTCGATCTCTGATAAAAACATTAGATTATCAACCTCGCTATTTTGCGATTCGGGTATAGATGGAACTCGTTAGGCCCAATGCCTTGCGGGTACATACCCCTACGTTCTGGGTAATGACCACGCGAATCTTCCGTAACGCCAGACATATAGCTTCCCGTTGCAGAATAGAACACTTTTCTGCGAGTGATGCGACCTGTCGCGCTATCCATAAGAATCCGTTCGTCTTGGGCAGCAACTCTTTTATGAGCGTGCCCTACACAGTAAAAGTCTGCCTCGTAAGCCTTTGGTAACTTCTCCAGCTCAAGTAGAATGGCTGACTTTGATCGTCCACCAGATACGCCGTGATGGAGATAGAATGTCGGTCTCCATATACACTTACCATTCGACATGAATCTGAGACGAAGGAATCCGCCTGTGCCCAAGCGTCTTTCCTGTGGAATTCCGAGCGTATCGTTTAGCTCTCGGTAGATATCACGGGAGAAGTGCTTAGCCATACTGAATTCGTGATTACCCTCGACTGTTGCAAGACATTTGTCTGCAATTCGTCCATAGATATCATTATACCGCAAAACCTGATATTTTGCAGGGTCACTCATCATACTGAATGTAAACCACTTAGGAACGGCATTGTGTTCAAACCTTGGGTCTCCGTAGAGGATAAGCTCGCACATGTCGCCTGTGGTAACCCAGTAACAGTTGTCGTCTTCCGCAACGCGGTCTACGACATCAATCTGTAGTTTCTCATCGACAGCGTTGCTTCCTATGTGCTCGTCACCGTTGTGAATGATTGAAACACACTCGTCCATTCTGCGCGAAACCTCAATGGTATGTTCATATGCCCTCATTTTTTCTCCTTGTGTATCTCACACTTAGCATCGTACTGAGGAACAATACCAGCGCTTTCTAGCTGCTCCTGTAGCAGAGTAGCTATCTTACGATATTTCTCCGTAAGGATCTGGGCTGCAAGTAGCTGCTCCTGAAGAATACGAATCTCGATATTCTTAGCCTTGATCCTTCCGTCATAGAGACTGCGTTCTTTCTCCATCTCCTTTTCCTCTTTCTCAAGGTCATCTATACGCTCTCCAAGACGCAAAATTGTGTTCCACTTCGTGTCATTGACAAAGCGCTTCGTCTCTGCGTCTTGCTGGGCTATCTTGCCGTTGAGCACCCCAACTTCTGCCTTGCTCTTTCTAGTACCAAGAAGGTACGCGGCTAAACCCGTTCCTAATGCGGTTGCATATGGTCCAAGTGCGACCACGACTTCAATCAGTGTTGTGTCTGGCATATTAGCTCCTATTGAGCTGGTTTGTACCCAAGAGCTTCCACGAGAGAGGTTATTCCCAACTCGCTAGCAATCCATGCTTCGTCCATCTGCTGATGATTTCCTTCATCCCAAATCTCGCATGTGCCACCGTCTGGTACCTTCGGATCATTCATGAGGTTGCTCATTGTATGACCAAAGCAGTTCCAGTTAGGAGCTTTACCTTGAGCCATCCAGTACTGGCATTTAGGATGCCACTGGTGATAGCCATCGTGTTCCCATAACGTCTGATCCTTATAGCCGTGTGTCTTCCTTTCATTAGAGACCCAGGGATCGTCCGAGCCGTAGTCTAGGTAGTACGGAAATAGTCCAATCTCTTTCATCCAGAGCTTGCGGTTAACAGCAACGCTCTGGTTGTTACCAAACGCCTTCTTCTTCTTGCCGGTTACATCACCATGTTCGTAGAAGTTGAGATTGAACCAGCGGTGTGTGAACGATTCGGGGTCGATGTTGTCCAGCAAGTGTTTGATATTGTGGATGTCATCCTGCCAGCCAATGTTATCGATCTCCATCTGCAGGCCTGCTGTGAGTCCGTGGCTAGGTATAGTCACAAACACCTTCTTGCGTCCGTCCCGGGCGGCTTTGTAAGCTGCAGCAAGTGCGCCTGGTGGGAGCATAACTTCGGGGGTACTCCACATGATCACTCTACTGGTGGCGTGTTCTAGGACGTAGTTGATGGAAGCTGTATTACCACGCATGCCCATATCGTGTTGTAGCCTGTGGTACTCGATATTGAGACGATCCTTGAATGGTTCAAGTGTGCCTTCAACATCATCCTCAGACATATCGTCAATAACCATGAGTTTCCAGTTCTGCAGGGTCTGGTTACACAGCGTCTCTAGCGTGCGCTTCATCAGATGCGATGTGTTCCATACCATCAGGGCTAGTGTGAACTCTGAGTTGTCTGCGGGCTTTTCTGTGTGATGTCTGAGTTCTGGCTCAACGGCCTTAACGGCTTCTGGGACAGACTCAACATTGATGAAATCGGCAATACGAGCTACCTGCTCATCTGAGTTCTCGACAAGCTCATCAAAGTCGATTGTCATTACGGGCCATTCTTGAGGAATGACTGACAGAGTGTGTTTAAGCGCGTCTTGATAGCGTTTCACAACTATCTTAGCGTTGTTCTCGCCGTTCACATCTGGTAGAACGTTTAGGGACTCTACAATACAATCGAACGGTCTTTTGGTAACAATCACCCTGACATCTGTGGATTGAAGATATGGAAGCATTGCTGGAAGCGTGAAGCATAATCGTGGGTCTTTCATACCCCACAAACCGTGTTTTCGCCTCTCTGCTACGAAGTCTGCACACCGCTTTTCAAGACCTGCTGTGGTAGTCAATTGTGGATCTTTCCAGTTACCACCGATGAGAGCCTCATTAAGGTGATACAGGGTAGCTTCTTCGTAGTTGTCTGGATGTAGGCTTTCGCCAACGAAAACACCAAGCTCTTGTAGGATATGAGTAACTACACTAGTTCCAGTACGTCCAACTCCAAGTACAATAATACTACGGTCATTCATACAAGCTCCTCTAGACTTTCTGTAAATGTATCTATAACGGTATCAAACAACTCCGGGTTTCTGTAAAGATCGTAGAACATAGGCATGCTGATGAGTCTCTGCCATACTTCTTCAGCAACGGGTGTTTCACCATCAAACATACTATAGTGGTTCAGTGGTTTGTAGTGTACACCAGCGCTGACTCCTTTGTCTAGCATCTTGGTAACCAGCTCGTTCCTTATATGTGCTGGTACCCTGATTGGATACAAGTGCCATGTGTGTTGTCTGTGGTTGGGTGGGAGTAGAAGGTCTAGATATCCACGCAGTGCTAAGTCGTATTCCTTTGCTATACAACGACGGGCTGCGTTTAATCCACCTAGACGATGGAATTGAGCTAGGCCAATTGCTGCTTGTATATCGTTCCAGTGATACTTGAACCCGACTTCTTCTATATCATAGTCCCACCCATATCGATCCTGCGAGCGTTCCCAGGTGGACTTGTTGATCCCGCACCACCTTAACGCACGCATACGTTCTGCATAGTGGCGGTTATTGGTGAGAACTGCTCCACCGTCACCTGTAGCTAGATTCTTGACTGGGTGGAACGAGAGACAGATCATGTCTCCATATCCAGGTGTTCCGCCGCAGGAATGTGCTGCATCCTGGATAACTGGTATACCTAGATCCCTACGGCCAGCTGGGTAGCCAGCGTAGTCAACTGCTATGATAGCCTTAGTGCGCGGTGTAATCTTTGCTTCTGCGCAGTCCCAGTCTATACAGAGAGTCTTGGGATCGATGTCTGCAAGTACTGGCGTAGCCCCCACATAGATAGGAGCCAGACCCGTGCTCACAAATGTTAGCGGAGGAACGATCACCTCGTCTCCTGGTCCGACGTCTAGTACTAACATAGATAGGTGTAAAGCGGCTGTACCGCTATTCGTAGTAACGCAATAGCGATAACCGTATAACTCGGCCATCTCTTTCTCGAATTGCTCAACAACCTTCCCAGTACCCCACCATCCAGATTTCAAGACGCTAACTACAGCGTTTATCTCGGCCTGGGTACAACTGGGTTGTAACAAAGGAATTACGTTGCTAGGCATCCAAACTCCTCTTGTGTATAACGATCATGCTCTTGGAGAGATGCATGAACAATATACGGCTTTTGTCAAGACGTGGATCGCCCCACCGGCCATGTCCATAGTCATTTATCTCGTCTATTAGCGGGCGAAACATATCAACGGTTGTCGGTCCTCCATTGTTGTATTCTGTGCGATATCCAGCGCGTACATCTTCGATAATCCATAGTCCACCAGGTTTAAGATGCGGAAAGCCAAGATCGAAGGCTGTCTTAACATCTACCGATTGGTGGCTACCATCATCGACAACAACATCGAACTCTCCAAGCCGCGACCATAGATTGCTATCTGTAGCATCGCCATGATGGAACTTAAAGCGTGGATCGCTTACATTGTTGATTTTGATATCTATCCCGTCAACGAGTGAATCTGGCAAGTACTCAAGCCACATCTTAATAGACATACCCTCGTGAACACCAATCTCTAGCAGGTGTAACGGACGAGGTAGCCAGGACAAATACCACTCGTATCTATACAAGTAGTTGTTTGCCCTTGACGTCTTGTCCGTTCCACATCTCAGACCGATGTCATTCAGGCTTTCCATTAGACCTCCGGCCACTCGTCAGGGAACCCAGCCTTGTGACGGGCTTCGTATGTCTCCCTATCGATCTTGTTGTGTTCCATGTCTAGAATCTTGAGACGCTGAGCATCGCGATCCTGATGATGTGTGAATGTTGCTTCTGCGCAGAATACAAGCGCATGTGCTTCATTAGCTCTGAATGTCCACTCGTTATCGCCATATTCGACGTAGTACCAGGGGAGACCCATTCTACCATTCATAACGGTATCAACGTATTCCCGAGTACACATCCATAGGGTGGCTAGTGTTCCATAGTGCCACGGGTCGTGGAAAGCTACAAAGCCCTTGTTGGGCGTGTCTAGGCAAGCCCGTAGCCAGCCATCGTCGAATTCCATATCGTCCGACATAAGAGCAATCCACTCGCCAGTTGAGACCTGGTAACCAGCTTCCCACTTCTCTTGTGGGTGTCCGTTACGATAGTCTTCTGGCATAAGCACTACTCGTACATCGAGTAAGTCCATCATAGCTTCTCTGCTTATGATGTCTGGTGCGTCCAGAATGACGATAATCTCTGTATTAATACCGGCGGTTGTTGCGCGTATGTTAGCGAGTGATCGCTTGAGACCACCTACTCTGTCTCTACTCGGTATGAGAATGCTGACTAGCGGATCTGCCATAGCTCTCTCCCTTCTTCCCCATTCCAGTCCTGGAAGAAAAGGTTGTCCCTTTTCTCGAAGATAGTGATATTGGATTCGTCCTTGTTTACCTCTATTGTCCTGATAGATGGCGAGAACTGCTTCAGGAATGCGACGATGTTATCTACGTCCTGTGTGCGCCTAGTATCGTGGAAAGCTAGCTTGCCTCCAATTTTCAGTAGAGGCCATGCGTTAAATGCGAACTCGCGTCGTTTGTCATCGACTCCATCATCAAAGATGAGATCGTAGCCACTACCCTTTCTCTCCATGTATTGTTGGTATGTAACAATCTCTATCTCACGTATGTCTAGATCTGAGAGACGCTTATTGGTGGTCTCAATCCAGTAAGGATCGGTTTCAACCGATTTCATAGGACATGTAGAATAAGCAGCCATCACCTGTGTAGACGCTCCACATCCAAACTCTAGGATGCTGGTTGCTTCACAGGCAAGCTTACGTAATACCACAGCGTCTGCTTTACTGATATCGCCAATGTACGGGATCATTTCTGTTGAACCTCCATGTGCTCTGCTATCTTGGTAGTCCAGTAATTGGACTGACCAACACCAATTGATTTCATATAGTATAGCTCGTCGTCTGATAGGTCGCTTACCTTGTCGTAGTACCAAGGGACATGTATAGCATCGTAGGGTGGCGCAGAGCGTACAGCGGGGAAATCATGTAGTCGACTACGGCATAGACAGAAAGTTGTGTCAATGTCACTGCCATAGAACTGATCGTCTACCTTACGTGACCAAGCAATGGCTTCCCACTTCTTAGCCTGGATACCGATAACTGTCGGTGGTAAGTCGCTGGTCCTTAGAGAGAAACCAGACTTACACGCAAACTCATGTCTATCTAGACCTAGCTGAAGTACATGCGGCCAATCCTTCGGGATATGGTCGATCTTCAGATCGGGGTCTGTGACAACGAAACCACCATTGAGACCAAAGTCGTCCAGGATACTCGTTAGCCAGACTACAGCACACCCGTAGTTCATATCCATACGCAGAACCTTGTGAGGTGTAGTCTCGTAGTACTCCAGCAACGGGGGATATGTACTCTTGTTATCTATGATGATAGGGGTTACCCCAGGACACTCAGCAAGATAGTCTGCCATTCTGCGCGGAAGGTGAAGACGGTTGTAGTTGATGATAAAGGCATACATGTCTATTTCCCGTTCCTGCATTCAAAGTGGAGCCACCATGGAACATCTTTATCACCAGGTGATTTATCGAGATTGATTGACGTAAATCCATAGTTGGTAAGTAGGTCTACCAACGTGATTTTCGTGAAAAGGTTATAGTGCTGATGTGGGTAACCAGCCTGGTCTCCATACAAGTTTCGCATGAAAGTTTCACGATCAATCGTGCCAGCAACATACTTCTTGATATTAGAGTCAAGGCTAGGAGTAGTGCCGTGTAGAAGGCCGTGCGGTTTGAGAATTCGCTTCCACTCAGGGAAAACGAGGTGATACTTCCACACAGGAACATGCTCAATTACATCACCAACCCAAATCTCGTCTACATAGTCGTCCTCAAGAGGAATATCAACGAAGTCACACACTATTTCGATGTGAGGCCCTTCGTCAAAGTCCAAATGAATCCAGTCGTCCAATGGCTTCTTGGTATTCAGGCCGCAGCCCATGTCCAGCTTAATCATTGTACCACCTTTCCATAGTGTATCTCATATCAAGCCTCAGTTGGCTCGACAATATCTGTTTCTACGTGTTTGTTGAAGCCTCCATCAAAGTATGGTGGAATCTGACCGTTCTGTAGAGCGAGCTTGTATCTGTTGTAGTTCGGCATACCCTGAGAAGCCTGCCTACTCTTCCATGCTGTATATTCAGCTAGTGGATTTGGATCAATGTGATCGATATCAACGCCATGTAAGAAGCACGATGAATATCCCAGCTTGTGTGCTCTAAGGGCAGCGATAGCATCGTCAAAGCCATAGACCGTGTCAGGTTGTAGCAAGTAGCCGAATTCAGGTAACATACTTGGATTGAAGCAGTAACAGGTACCCATAACGTGGTTCGTTTCCTCGATTACTATCCACGGCTCTCCTGGCTTCTGATCAACCATCAAAAGGCGTGTGCGATAGAATGGTTCCGAAGAAGTAGGCCGTTCCGGTAGATCCTTGCGCTTCATGCCGAGAATACCAACAGAAGGCATGCGCTCAAGAACGAACTCTACACGCGATGTCCACCCGGGTGTGTTTATGACACAATCGTTGTCCATCTTACAGAGAACTTCTCCCTCGTCAGCCAGTCTCCAAGCCTGATTCGTACCACCGGCAATTCCAAGGTTCTCTCCGTTAAAGATCACGGAGAAGTTTTCATAGCGTTCCATGACGGTCTGATAAACATAGTGTGTCAGTTTACAAGACCCATTGTCCGATACCACAACGCGGTCTGTGCCTCTGATGCTCTCCATCAGCACCTCTAGCGTCTTTGCAGTTAGTTCACTCCTGCCGTTCTCTTCTGTGTCCCATACGGGCATTGCGATCAACATCTTAGTACTCCCTCCCTTATTGCTAAATCAAAGTGACTCAAAACATTGTCAAGGAACAAATCGAAGTCTTCTGTAAGTACACCTCCTATACCTCTACACAACATGGCGTTTCTAAGTCGTATTATAGCGTGCTCTTTTGCATCTACTCGTTTAATACGGCCTTCTCTAAGTGCGTATAGAAGGCTGTCCAAAGTAGCTTTCTGGTCTTTCGGTAAGCAATATCTTTGCGTGAATTCAAACATATGTGTCATGTACTCCTTTATTATATGCGGTTGTTCGATATAGTCAATTTGTTCGCCCATAGCTGCTTCGCAATAAACATCAAATGGAGGTTTGATGAACGTATATACATGCGATTGGATGCAAACAACGGAAGTGCGTAGGTTAAAGAGGACATTCTGGCAGAGGGTGAAGCAGGGTTTGTTCCGCCCCTTCCAGATCGAGATTGTGGTGACACCTATCGAAGAAGTATACGCAATAGGAGACACCGTATTCATGCACCCATCAATGTACGAGGGATGGATAACCGACAAGAACGACGAGAACATCATACTCACTAGAGAAGCCGGTAGGGGTAGTGGAACCACAACAGCTATGGTACACAGACTCATAGAGTCATTGGTTGTGGATAACCATATCAAGACCGCGACATTGGAGGCCCATACCAACGCATATGGTTGCCAGATACTAGAGAACCTAATCAAGTACTCGCGGCAAAGAGGTTATGAAGTGGGCCGTATTTTCAGAGACAAGGTTCAGATCGAGAAGAAGTGGGTAGTGGTAAATGGCGGGATGTTTGTGCCCAACCTGTATACAGACCATCACAAAGAGGGAATAGGATGAACAAATACGGTGTAGATCTATCGGTAATCAGCAACCAAATGCCTACCCCATATGAAATGATCTTAGAGCATGAGTTCCTACAACTGACCTTCCTTGGCAATCACTACTCGTCATTTCCATGGCCACCAGTAAGGCAGATTCATGACCTCGTCTCTGATAAGGTAGTAAGAGTACACTTCGTAGACTACGGGCATGGATACGTAGCCATAGCATCCATCCGTGCATATAAGGACTGGAAAGCACCGGAGGGATGGAGAGCACTTGAAACCAAGTATGGTTTTACCACCTTCGTAGCGTTCTATCATGTAGGATGCAAACACAAAGGCATGACAGATGTCAGAGGTCGTGAATTTGAACATACGTATAGCTGCGCAGAATGTGGATTCTCAGAAACACTCGATAGCTCGTAAGGGGAATATATATGATCTGGAATGATGTAATGTTGGCTCAGTGGGCCTCTGTTGGAGGTATTTCGCCTTTTGTACCAGAGCTGGTGAACCCAGCGTCTATAGACCTTCGCTGGAGCGGTAGATACCGTTTTCGCGAAGGAGGTAAGTGGTCAGACGTACAACTCACCAGTGTGTTGTGGATGAAGCCAGGAGAGCTGTATTTGCTCGATACTCTTGAGTATATTACGATGCCACCAGATGCTGCCGGTGATATCAAGCTGAAATCTCGCGTTGGACGTAGAGGAATTGAACATTTGCACGCTGGCTTCGTAGAACCGACTTTTGCCGGTACACTAACGCTAGAAATGACAAATGTCCTCAAATCCCTAGTATCCCTTCAAAACGGAGATCGTCTTGTGCAATTAGTACTAATGTCGATGGCACAAGTCCCGCAGAAGCCCTACTCCGAAGTTGGACACTTTATGGGACAAACCGAGCCTACAACAGCGGAAGAACGGGTTTAATAGTGCATAAGCAAAGAAATTCAAGCCGTACTATGAAATAGCTATAGAGTAAAGGTATTCCCTTGAACGTAGAGGGGTCTCGACGATCACCTATTTCTGCGCACAATCCAAGGAGTAACACGATGAGCAAGATACACAGAGGCGACAAGGTTCATATCAAGGGTAACGAATGGAAGACCTATACCATCAAATGCATTTGGGCAGAGAAGAACAAGCGAACTGAGGTTAAGCTAGTAGAACTTGATAGATGGTTCTCGGCTCACGATTTGGTGAAAGCGAGATGAATAAATACACTATCTATCTATCGAGCGGGGAAACGATGGTGATTGAGGCCCATAGATGGAAGTATACTGATATGGATCTGTCGTTTTATGACGAGAATGGAAAGCGGTTAGCAGTAGTACAACCGGCTAACTACTGTGGCTTCACAATAGAGGAGATGGAAGATGAAGATCTACATAGCGGGGCCAATTAGCGGCCTGTCATTCGACGCTGTTCAAGAGTTTTTCACAACCAAGAAGAACATACTAGAGATGGCGGGTCATACCGTTCTTAGCCCAATGCTGGGTAAAGATGACCTGCGAAACGAGACAGTACTCAGGGGCTATGGATACAAGGGCGCAACAACTACTAACCACGCTATTGTTGAAAGAGATAGGTGGATGGTCGAGCAAAGCGATATCGTCTTTGCAGATCTTAGTCATGCTAAAAGCGTGAGCATTGGCACCGTGTTTGAGCTTGCGTGGGCATCTCTGCTACGAAAGCATACTGTGGTTGTAATCGACAACTTTCACTACCATGCATTCGTCATGGAGGCTGCAGACATCATCTTCGAGACATGTGATGAAGCCCTGGAATACCTGTCTAAGCTATAAGGAGGGGTAATGTCTAGGTTCTACGGATGGTTAACTGGTAATCGCGGTACTACGACGAGGTGTGGAACTAGGAATAGCGGGATTCTCACAAGACTCAGGAGCCTAACTGGGATAGAGGTGTCTACAAAGCTTGGTGAGAAGTTTGACGGCACAGATGTCATATGCTTCTGTATCACTTATGGTGAAGAAGTACTCTTTAGAGCTACATGGGACAGAAAGCGTGGTCTTGTAATCTCTATACCGGAAAAGGTGGCCCGTAAACCAATTAGAGTGACTTCTGAGTGGAATATAGGTGATATCGTAACCATACGCGACCATTCTTTTGTAGTAGAAGGAGAATCTAGCAATATCGTCGCAAGACTTAGGAAAATTGATAAAGGGGAAAGATATGGAAAACGAACAAATGGAACAGTTGTCTGCGATACAACACAATGAGATTTGGTCGCATTGGATGGATTATCTATTCAAGCAATGTCAGGAATATCCAGACGGCAGTATGATGATTCCGGCTAGCTTAGTAGAGCACTGGGATAGACAAGTACATACCAAGTATGCCGATCTCACAGGGCAAGAGAAAGAGAGTGATCGTGAGCAAGTGCGGAAGTTTGCGCATCTTGTGGGAGATCAAAAGTGGATTGATGCTCTAGAAGCAGCGGGCGTTGATAATTGGGATGGATATACCTACGCAATAGATGTATATCAAGGGAGAGGGTGATATGATCATCGTCATTGGACGCGGTCATTCAGGTACGCGGGCTATAGCACATACACTATTAGCCAGTGGTGTTCATATGGGCCACCATCTCAACGGTGCGGGCGATCTCATTCCAGCAGAGGCCATGTATGACGCAGCTAAGATCTTTAGCAGGTACGTGACCTATAAAGGTGACCTGCTGTGGAACTTTGACTCAGCAATGACTATCCGTATCTTGCCAAAAGAGTATAGGTCTGCTTTGGACTTCTATCTACAGGATATAGTGAATAGCGGTTATGCGCAGAAAGGGTGGAAGCTCCCAGAGACCATTCTATCGCTGCCGTGGATCATTCGTAGGTTCCCTGACGCGCATTACATCTACTGGGTCCGAGATCCCCGAGATTGCATCCTGGGCAATCATATGACCGATAATCTCAAAGATTTCGGTATCGATTACACAGAAGATGAGGACGTACGAGTAAATCGCGCTATTTCCTGGAAATATCAGTACAACTTGATGCTTGCAACACCAAAACCAGAGCATTACATCGAAATCAGGTTCGAGGACTTCGTACTAGAGCAGTATGATACACTAGGTCGTCTTGAGAACTTCCTGGGGATTCCGTTGGCCACAATACCAGTTCGCGAAGAGTCCATAGGCCGCTGGAAGACACCTCATACCATGGATAAGATTGGATTCCTAAAGCCCTATATGGCACGCTTTGGATACGAGGAGGAAAACGATGGCGAATAAAACGATGCTTGGACAGGAGTTGATTGACATTCTAGGATTACCAGACCACATCTACCGGTTTGGGATCGTATTCCAGGCAGGGCAACCGCCAATAGTGAAGTGTGAGTATCGCCTGGATCTAGCCGATGATGAAATACTGGGATTCAAGAGAGCATTCAAGAAATACCAGCTGGTTGAGACTGATTCTGTGGAGGAAGGCGATGAGCAAACAGACAACGACGGTAAGGTTTGAAGGTACAGTGATTAGTAAAAGTATGGGCCAGGTCGTTCTTCGTAAGACAGATGGCACCATGCACGAAATCAGAACGAAATGGAAGTATGACATTACATGTAGGCCTATAGAGCCAGAGATCGCAAAGTGTGTCCATTGTGGTTGCATGATGAAAGTTGTCGAAGCAAAACACGCCAATGTCGTTGGCTATAAGACACGATGTGGCAATTGTAGCAGTATGGGACCGTGGGCCAGTAGTCGAATGGACGCCATAGTGAGATCTAACAAGAGACCGGGATATGAGTAATGGATACCGAAAGGGAGTGGGAAATGCTAAGGGTAAAGATCATGGCGAACTACAGCCTAATAGAGGAGATCTACATTCAGCGTGAAGCTGGTGGTGATCTCGATGGCTTCTGTGACTACAGAATACGTTTCCCTGCTACAGAAGGCCTGATCAAGCACTGGAGACCAGATGGAGCTAGGGTCCTCGTCAAAAAGGCACTAGACCACTTACTGTCATGACCATGCTAGGGAGAGACGAGGTGATGAAGTTGGTTAGGCAGGCCTCCGACATCATACAATGGAACTCGAATACAGGATATGAGCCGATTACCAAAGAAGCCGCCACACTCCTAGTAATCAACATCGAAGATGATCACCTTGTCCCCTGTATATTCTCCAAAACGATAGATTTGGTTCTAGTAGATAACGATGAATGGGTTTTGACCCTGACAGGAGAAGTATGAGTATTCATGATTGGACCCCGGAAGAACCCGTCGCACCTTACTGGCGTGCTCTAACCCCTGGCTCTGAACTGTTAGATCTAATAGCCCCGACGGGATTAAATACAGACTGGGTAACAACACATACTTTCAATGGCGGGGATTACATAACAGATGATAGACACGCATCAGATGCATGGAAATTCCCTATAAACGCAGAGGAAGATATGATCATCACAAAAGACGATTGCATCAAGCATGTCAACACGCATAAGACGATCTACTACTGTCGTTATAACCCAGGGGACACAAAAGTCATAACCCGTGATGCGGCCAGGAAGATCATCATTGAAGCCCCTGATAACTTGTTGCTGATTCAAGATATGTACGGTACAAACACAGTAGCGATTTACAGTAAGAAAGATCGTTTAGATCGAGATTACATTTGGTCGATGACACTGTACGAATCATGATCATTACACGAGACGAGGCTGTGAAAGCGCTGAATGGGGTTAATAGGGTATCCTACCTAGTGTTTGGAGTGAATCAAAAGAAAGTGACGTTGGACTTCGCTCGAACTAAGCTAGCCAATGTGAAAGACACCCATGTACTAACCAGATCAGATATAACGTCATCTCTTAGACAAGACTTAACCCACATATTCTGTAGAGAAGAAAATGGCCCGCTCACATGGGCACTAACACTATATAGGTGAATACACAATGGATATCACTAGAGAAAAAGCTGTAGAGCTTGTGAATAGGGCCGGTAGAGTACGATATTGGTTGGGCTATTCAGCTTACCAAAGCCCATCAAAGAAGTACGTTATCGACTATATCAGAGATGCAAAGAGTGATGCTGGATTATCAACCACGACCTTCCCCACCCTCAATCTCATCGTCCTAAAATGCAAAAGGTTTCTATATAGAGAGTTCATTCTAATGGACATAGAGGACCTATGAAAGTGATAACCACACAACAGGCATTTCTGGCGCTGTCTATGGCAGACAAGATCACCAACTGGATATACGGAAAGCCGAATGAGCCTATATCCAAAGATGGGGTCATGGAGCTGTTGAGGAAAGTTGCGCTCGTACACGAGATCTGGGCCAAGCCCTATGGAAATGAGATGGAACAGCTGATTCTGAAATGTAGAGAGAAGGGAATGGGACCTATCTACGCAAATACGTACTGGGAATGGCGAATCGTGCTTGAGGGCGAGAATGTCAAGTGGGCAGCTGCATACCTGCTAATGGACTGATGTATAAGGATGAGATCACCCGGGATCAGGCGTTTAGGATCGTGAGAAGGAGTCTGTTAATCAAGAGTGAGTTAAACAACGATAAGATACTTACGCAGGAAGAAGCTGTACAGATACTTCTGGGCACTACTACCCATATCTGGATAGAGCAATATGGTAGCGAGGTACCTTTTTTGTGCACGATAGGAAACCATTGCGGAGGAAAAGAGGGAAATTGGGGACTTCGGCTTCGTGGGGTGGAGCCATTGCTAAAGGGGGTGTTTGATGTCGTTTGAGACGATAACGAAGGATCAGATGTTTCAGATGCTGTGTAAGACAGAAGTGATCCTGGATTGGACTAACCTTGTAGAGAAGGTTGAGATTACGAAGGAGCAAGCTGTCGATATTGTGAAGGATGCAGATGGTGAAATCTGTATCTACCAGTGGAGCTATCATATGGAGGTGTTCTGTAGAACGAAGGATCGTAACGTGTGGAGGATGCTGCTATACCCAGAGAGTGGAGATTCATTTGCTGAGATTATGAGTGTTTGTGCGCAGAAGGACGCCGGGAAGATATTCATCCCTCGTCAGATATAGGAGATACCAATGAGAAATGTAGATATAACTAAACTTCGAGCTCTTGCCTTAATCCATAAGTCAGTTGATATTAACGATTGGGGACCAGTAGCTAATGGGGAAAACGTCACACACGACGAAGCGTGTGCCATCATACGAAGTACCAAGGAAGACTGGACAATCAGAGTGGAGGAGGGCCATGACGGTATAGAGATGTATTGCTGGAGAGTGTCACTGGACTGGAAAACAGAGGCTTGGCGACTACACCTGGTACTAAAAAGAGGCCTAGAGCTCGCCAACGAAGCTCTGGATATACCGTATAAGAAAAAGATAGTATTGAAAAACACCCTGCCAACTATAGGAGATAGATATGGATAAGAGATACTGGATTCAATGCGGAGAGACGTGGATCAACCCCGATAATGTGGCTGCGATTAAGCCTTCAAGTGGTGGCTATACGGTCTACTTCAACGGGAGTAGGGATCACTATACCATACTTTCTAAGAAGGAGGCTGAGCCTCTGCTGGCGTTTATGCACTACTTCCACTTTACAGGATGAAATACCCAACGATAACTAGGGACCAAGCATTCCAGATGGTATGTGAAGCAAAGAGCATCCTCGATTGGTCGGGCTCCGGTGGGAACGGTGCCCTTAGCAAGGATGAAGCAGCTACCCTTGTACGAGACATGGGAGAGAATACCGAGATCTGTCTGAATATGTGGGGTAGTCACGCAGAGATTTTCTGTCGCGCTGTACCCGTAGATGTGTGGAGAATGTGGATGGCCCCGAGTTCTGTCAATTCGTTTAGAGGTGTTTTGGAAAACACTGTCCGAGTTTAAGGAGGGTAGAAGCATCGCCGCCCACTGCAAGATTGAACATAGGGGGGTGTCCTATGCTATGTCTTCTACTAGAGATAGCGTGGCGTGCACCCCTCTCGTCTTCCATCTTGTGTGACCCCGCGAGCTGCACACGCAAGGCTAGGCTCACGTAGGGCCGTGATGGTCCACTAAGCATAGGTGGGGCTATTACGTCGAATTGACGTGATTTAAGCCCTAATTGCGTGTTTTGGGGCTGAATTGGCCCCTTTGTAGCGTGTAAGAGGAGGGTGGGGCATAGTTACCCACTATCACGCTTAACACATACTCACTAATAGGAGGCATCATGAACACGAAGCAATACGTTGTAGTAGTCAATGGTGTTGTCGAGTCAATAGCATCCTTTGGTACATCCAACCTATACGCAAAGAATCAGCGTAAGGATGGTAACAGTGTTCTACTACGTCTAGCTATGGTACCAGACTTCGTGGCTTTTGAAGCTGAGAACAATGCATACTGGGAGCGCTATGCGTTGCACTGTGATGACTGGATCAAGCAGGATAAGGCCCATGCCCAAGCGGTATGGGACGCTGTCACGCTCTAGTATAGTACGCTTCCCCCATACATCACCAGGTGGTGGTGTGTGGGCTAGGTGATACTACACCTGGCACATACGCACTACGCTATGTGTCTATATATGGAGGTATGTGATGAAGGCGTTACTAGTGTTGGTATACATGGGCATGGCAGCATTGGCGTTGGTAGTAGCAGCATACGTATTCACATGGGGTATGGCTATGCTCAATGGGCTGGCCCCCATCTTCTAGTAGTACGCTTCCCCTGTGCTACACCCTGGGTGGTGGCGCACAGGCTAGGTGGTACTACACCTCACACACCTACGCTATGTGGTGTGTGTATGTATGGAGGTAGTGATGAACAAGCATTGGATACGACTGGAAGATGGTGGATACATCAACATGGATACTGTATCTATTACACACGCACCTGACAATGGGGATATTGCGGTGTTCTATACTGATGGGAACGAGGGAGAGTTCTCTGGTCAAGATGCAGAGAACATTATCCGCTACCTTGAGCTTGTGTCATAGTAGTGAGCTGCATTCTGCGCACAACACGGGTTGTGCGTAGAGAAGGTGTCACTACACCTACCGTATCTATGTTGTATAGGAGGCTATGATGCAAGTGTTCCTGATGTTGTTGACGTATAAGTCGTTTACTCCGTATCACTGGTTGCGCCCTATGTCTGACGCTATTCCTGGCACACACTGTGTCATTGATGTGGGGGTGCTTCCCAAGCGCCGTTGCTACGAGATCAAGCGCCCGGGCAAGTTGCCGCTGGGCGTTATCGAGAACTATGGTGATGATGATCCATACGCGAATTACTGGACCGTCTTTGCTATCGAGGATGATGAGTGGCGCAGGGTTGGCATACCTCACAGTGGCCACAAGCGCACTATGGGCCTGGGTAAGATCAAGGCCGAGATGAAGAAACTCGGTTTCCTGTAGTATGTTTCGTTTGCTCATCACTGACGAGTGGTGGGCAATCTGGGCAATACTACGCCTGACGCACCTGCATTACGCGGTGCGTCTTTTTCATAGGGAGGTTCACTGTGAAGGGTATCGTAGTAGTAGTATCGAACATCGTTGTTGTTGTTGTGTTCATTGTGCTGTATGTGGTGGCGTGTGGGGTAGTGTAGTGTTCTGCGCACAAGGAGGTATGTGATGAGGAGGATTACGCCTCAGATGCTCAGCAGGTACGCTGTAGCGTGTAGACAGGTAGTAGTAACGATAAAGGGATCATCCTTTATCACAGTCCGTAGAGTGTATTCTGGTAGTGAGGAATATACGACGCCGTACTCAGTGACGAATATGAAGCGCCTCGTCCAGTTCGTAGAGACGCTTCCACCATGTGTTACATGGAGGCTTCAATAGTAGTAGTATTCAGAATCCGGTAGGCGAACGGAGCACACGAGATTGCCTCAAGGGCGATAAATGGGGCTATGCCGTAGGGATACGGCTGAGTTAGACCTGACTAGAAGCCACGCTGACATGGTCGCTCGTGTGTTGCAATCGCTTACCGGATATTATCTATTTGGAGGTAGTGTGATGTTCACAGTGGGTTCGATGGTCTATCTGGTGTCGTTGGAAATCGTCAAATTCGCAGCAGAGTGCGCGAATTTGGAGTTGCTCACATACGCAGAGACTTGTGATCCTCAGTATGAGGGCAAGACTTCCGGGTTTGCTAACCACGGCCAGTACTGGTCTTTCGAGGACAGCGCAACAGCCGGTGGTGGTTGCCGCATTACGTGGTCCAAGAACGTCGCTTGGGTGTCCAGGCACTCAGGGTACGGCTGGGCTGATTGCACACAAGAGGTGTGCGATCTCTTGGAGGAGTTGGGCGCTAAGCACGCAAAGCAGGTGAGCTTCCGCAATCCGCGTGTGTACGGTACCGTCAGGGGATTCTAATTCTAGCATAGTGTGTTTCCACTAGCCGTAATGTGAGCGGCTAGTGTAGACGACATTACGTTGTCTGATGTTGCGTTAAGGGGTGCGCTTTCATCCCTGTGGAGAGACGAATGAGTGAGCGCATAGTGATGGTATGGTTGGAGTTGTTCGTGTCCACCCCCACAGTTCCGCTGAAGCAGGTATACGCGAGGTTCACAAGCTCACCCAAGGAGGCTATTGCATTTGTGCGGCAGGCTCGTTCTTTGGGCTTCAAGTGCCGCTATGAGCATGACTTCAGGGGCGCTAAGATGTCGTCGTATACCCAGATTCGCAAGATGTATGCTATCTTGAAGAACTTCGGATATAGTGCGTAGCGTTTAGGGGGAAGCGCGGGCTTCCCTCTAAGCAGTGGGCACAATACCGTGCTTACTACAAGGAGGTTATCGTGACCAAGAAGAATCGTGGATTCGCTGATCGGACGAAGAAGTACTTTGCTCATCAGGGTGGAAGTG